CCTGACTTTTCAAAAGTGCATGGTAGCTTAGTGAATAACGAAGCGTATAAGGTACAGCCACCAAATACATTTTATTAACGATGCCTCTGCATTTTAAAAAAGCCTTTGCCCTCAGGGATAACAAAATCCAAGAAGTCGACGATAATGAAGTCGATGTAGAGTTATTGTCGTCTAATAACTTTTTCAGTACGCATATTAATTTAATTCCTATGCATTCAGCAGTGCAGGGTCCTCGTTTGTTTTATGGTGCTCGCTTTTATAACCAAGCGTTACCTCTTGTAAATCCTGACGCGCCACTTGTACAGAATTTGGATTCGCAGGATAAGGATGGGCAGTCATTCGATGAAAAGCTAGGCAAGATAGCTGGTTCAGTAATTGCGGATGATGATGGCGAGGTTGTTGATTTAACTAATGATTTTGTAAAGCTGAGGAAGGCGGACGGCTCCATTAAATCATTCGACCTTTATAATAATTTTCCGTTTAACAGAAAATCAGTTTCAGGCACCTCAACTGTTTTAATAAAAAGAGATGGTGCTATTTCTAAATATAATATTGAAGACTATGTTTTTGAAAAAGGAGATCGTGTACTGTCCTATGATACAGAAAACAAGAAATCTGCCTGGCAGGAGGTAACAGCGTATTTAAAGCACACTAACGACAAAAAACTTTATACAGTCGCATTTGAATCCGGGAGATCTGTCACAGTCACTGAGGATCATAGCCTATTAACGTTAGACAGAAACTGTAACATTGTTCCTGTGTATCCTTTGGATTGCATAGTTAACCGTACCAAATCCCCGGTTGCCTTCGGTAATATAGAAGAAACAGGGGGAGAAAAGGATAGAGATTTAGGTACCTTAGTGGGGTTATATTTGGCTGAGGGCAGTTTAGGGAAGCAAAAGGGTTTAGTTAGCATTGCTGTACAGTCGGAGGTACGCAGCGCAGAAGCTAAGGAGCTTGTAAGGCGCGTATTGGGGGTAAAACCACATGATGCGCTTGTTAACTGTTCTTTTACTTCCCATGAATTTCAAAGGTTCTTGCGGGATAACTGTGGTTCCGGTAGCAGCAACAAATTTATTAGTAATACAATATTAAGCAAGTCCCGCGCGTATCTTGAGGGGCTTATATGTGGGTACATGGCTGGCGATGGTTGTTTGTGGGCGGATACAAATGGCGCGTTACAACTTACCGCTGTTACAGTTTCTAAAAAACTAAGGGACGATTTAGTAGATGTGTTAAATATTCTTGGAGTATTTACTACTCTGTTCGATGTCCCTAGGAGTCACATAAATGACAAATGGAATGACGGATACGGCTTTCGTATTATCTCCTGCCACGCAAATAAATTAGCCCGTTGGTTTTTTTATAACGATAGACACATTAAATTTAACGCAATAGTTAAAAGTAAATACAGAGCTTCACCGTTCGAGCACATACCTTTAGTACCAGAAGCTAAAAAGAATCTTTATAAATCTTTTGCCTCAAAGGTGCCGCATTTCGTATACAAGTCGGCATTTATTGGTGCTGTATCGAAACACAGGCTGACGGCTAGTAAAGGAAACTTTGGTTTACTCGCAAACTCCGACTTGTTATGGGATAAAATTATTTCCATTGTTCCGGCTCCGTATGAAGCCTTTGTTTATGATTTAGAAGTTAACTCTTCCGAAGCTTTTGCTGTTAACGGTGGGTTGCTAGTGCATAACACAGCAATTACGCATAAACCTTTAATTAACAAAGGTGATGTTGTGACCAAGGGACAGATGCTGGCTAAAAGTAACTATACCAGTGACAATGGTTCGTTGGCATTAGGAGCTAACGCGAGAGTAGGGCTGGTGCCGTTTAAAGGTTATAGTATGGACGACGCTATTGTTGTCAGTAATAGCTTTGCAAAAAGACTTACGAGCGATCACTCGTATACGATGGAACAAGACTATGATAATGATGTTAAAGGAGGTCTTAATCATTATGTGTCATTGTTTCCTACACAATTCACTAAGGATCAATTAAAGAGATTTGATCCCAGTGGTGTAGTTAAACCTGGTACAGTTGTAAAGCAGGGCGACCCATTAATTTTAGCCACCCGCCCACGTGTCTTTTCATCTACTACCGCGCAGCTCGGTAAGCTTTCTAAAGCCATGCGGCAGAGCAGACATGACAGCTCCCAGATTTGGGATTCTGAATTCGATGGTACAGTTACTGATGTAGCTAAAACAAAAACGGGCTATAAAGTTATTGTTAAGTCTGAAGCACCTGCGCAGATGGGGGACAAGATTGTTTTTCGTTCCGGGCAGAAAGGTGTTATCGCGAATATTCTTTCTGACGATCATATGCCGCGTACGAAGGATGGAGCACCTTTGGAAGTACTGTTAAATCCTCTCGGTATTCCTTGCTATGATAGCGAGACTGAATTTTTAACGGATACAGGTTGGATTCCTGCTGCAGAAGTCAATGAAGAGCACAAGGTCGCTACCCTAAATACAAAAACTTTTTGTATTGAATTTCAAAAACCAACAGAAATTCATCATATTCCTTACGAGGGATTGATGTATAAATTCGTTAATCAACAACTAGATATATTAGTTACACCAGAGCATAATCAATTCTCGGCCCCGCGCAGTTCACCCAAAATATACGGCAGTATCACTCCCAGTGATTCTGCGGTTTGGCCTCTGTTCGAATTAAATAAAGCAAAGGATATTTTTGGACAGCCTAGGCGTTACGCCAAGGCTGCTCTATGGCAGGGGCATACTCCGTCTGAATTCTATATTCCCTCGGGAAGCGTTAAATGCAATACTAACAAACCCAAAGATGGTTTTTATGTAGATGCGGAAAAATGGGTAAAGTTTATGGGTTGGTATATTTCAGAAGGTAGTGCCTATATAAATAAAGGTAAAAAAGGGAATAGCTACACAGTAGAGATTTCGCAGTCTCTTATGGCCAATCCAGATAAGTATTCAGAAATAAGCGAGTTGCTAGATTCCATGCCTTTTGACTATGTTTACAAAGGCAAGACTGGCTTTAGAATCTTTCATAAAGGCCTATATGAAAAATTAAGTATTTTGGGGAAAGCTAGAGATAAATACATCCCCAGGGATATACTTGATCTTAGTCCTAAGTTTCTACATTTATTTTTATCTTGCGCTATCAAAGGAGACGGCAATAAGTACAGTAACGCTAAAACTGGGCATGTAGATTGCTTGACTTACACAACAGCGTCTAAAACTCTTGCTGGTAATATTCAAGAAATAACAGCTAAATTAGGTATTTCTGTTAATGTTAAGAAGGAGAATAGAAGGGGATGCCAAGCCTGTTACTATCTTTCATTGAAAAAAAGAAGTCCTTTTGTGTGGACTAATTGGTCCGCTAAGACTAAGCAAGCAGACAGACAGGAAGAGGCATGGATTAGCTACAAAGGGCTGGTACATTGCGTCACAGTTCCAAATGGTGTTTTATTCGTGCGGCGTAATGGTAAAGCTGTTTTTAGTGGCAACTCCCGTGTGAACAATGGAATCATTTATGAGCTCTTGCTTGGAAAAGCAGCTGCCAAAATGGGACAACCAGTTAAAGTCCCCAGCTTCAATAAACCCGGAGAGAAGTGGTATGACTTTGTGGCTAAAACACTGAAGGATAATGACTTGGCAGAAACTGAAGAAGTTTTTGATCCTATGAGCAATAAATTGCTCGAGAACCCCATTACTGTCGGCGTAGGTCATGTTTTAAAATTACATCATACTTCCGCCAGTAAAGCTTCGGCGCGCGGCCAGGGCGGCTATGATTTAGACCAGCAACCACTAAAAGGTGGCAGCGAAGCAGCACAAGCTAAAAGGTTATCGGGTTTAGAGGTACACAGTTTATTATCCGCCGGGGCGTATAAAACTCTAAAGGAAGGAGCAACTTTAAGAGGACAAAAAAACGATGAATACTGGAGAGCTTTACGCCAAGGTTATCAACCCAAACCGCCCGGAGCACCCTTTGCCTGGGAGAAATTTCAAACTCTACTTACTGGTGCTGGGCTGCAAGCCAGAAAAGTTGATGGCGGTAAATTACGTCTTGGGCCGTTTACAGATGATGATTTAGATAAACGTGGAGCTGTAGATATTAAGTCTGGCGACTTGGTTGATATGAATACTATGGACCCAGTTCCGGGTGGTTTGTTTGATCAATCAGTAGTTGGTAATAATAAGTGGGGTAAGATTTCGTTACCTTTTAAAGTACCGAATCCTGCATTTGAACCTGCAGTACGTCACTTGCTGGGTTTGACTGAAAAAGAACTTAGGGGTATTATGTCTGGACAAATGGAGCTGCCCGCGCACCTGCGATGAAGTGCAATACGCATTATTATTGTGCTATATAATTACGATGGCTAGTATTACGTACTAAGCCAAAATAAACGCAAACCAAAAACAAACACAATGAAAAACATCGTCATTCCATTGCTGGTCATCGCCAGCCTGACTGGTCTAGTGAGCTGCGATAGTAAGAAACTCTTCAAGGCCCCCGCCGGGTACATGGTCATCCCGGTTTACAAGGAGGACATTGAAAAGGCTGCGGACCAGGCTGTACAAGCGGCCCAGAAGTAATCACCACAAGCAACACAAACACAAATATATCCTATGAAACAATACATCAGTAACATACTTCTGCTCGCCTCCGCCGCCCTCTCCACGGACCCACAAGTCCTAACCGCGCGCCGCGAAGGTGTCGAAAAGATCCGCGAGGCAAAGGCCGAAGCGAAAGAGCTCAAAAAGAGCTCGTGCGCGCGCCGCAGGGAAATCAAGAACCTTCACAAGCAGGAACGCGCTGCTGTGAAGGCCAAACAGAAAAGCGAGTTCTCGCTTCTCGTTGAGGAGCAAAAGCTCGCGCAGCAGGCTCAGGCCAAGGTCATCGAATCCAGAAAGGATGAGATGATCGCGGATTTGCACAAGGTTCGCAGGGACCAGAGCGAGAAGATCGCAAGAGCAAACGCCTATGTCTATCCGACAGAGGCGGCTGCGGCTGCAGGATAAATGCAGCTTGAAAAATAAAAGCGGGGATCACTCTCCGCTTTTATTTTATTTGTCAGATCTTTTTTAGCTATCAGGTGTTAGTTAAATGAATCTGCAATTGCTTTAGGTGCGTAGTAACCTCCTAATGCAGCGCCTCCGCCAGCGCCTCCCAGTAACCCAGAAGCCATAAGTATCAACTGAGTTAAATTTTTATTCATTGCTAAAAATTTTCTAGCTGGTATATCTTTGAAAACTCTTCTAATTGGTTTACGTAAAATTTTACTAACAGGTTCGCTTGCTAAGTCGCCAGCAAGCATTCCAGCTCCTCCAAAGCCAACGGCTCCGGCAGCGCCAAGAGGAAGTCCCAAACCTAACCTTAAAAACGTATTATTACTTTTAGGGGTTTATTTATCTTTTTTAACTAAATCTAGAATATCAGCCTGTAGCTCTGCTTTCTTGATAAGATAAGCGGCGCTAGCTAATTTTTCGGTTTGCTTCATGGTGTAATAGCTGTTGTCAATTTGTCAGCTGGTTTTTTAGCTATCAGGTATTTACTTTTCGATTCTCTGCCTTTTTGTGAAATGTCTTTTAGGATTAATTCCAATCCTTTTACTAAATCTTGCTGGGTTGTAGCACCGCCTGTATTATAACCTGTATTATAACCTCTGTTGTATCCTGCGCGGTCGCCAATAACCCCACCAACAACGCCGCCAGTCGCCACTCCCGAACCAAGAAGGCCTAAAGATTTCAATACTGCCATAAGTTGTCCACTCTTGGCTTTTTTAATTAAATAGTGAGCACTTGCTAGTTTTTCGATTTGATTCATGCTATGTAATATGTTGTTAAACCCTAACACTGTACTATAATACAAACAACAAATACAGTCAAAAAAAATGCAACAAGCAGAAATACCTCTCACAGGTCCAGCGGCAATTCAATATGCGTTATCTAAAATTAATTTAGATGGGCTAAGAGAAAAGCATCTGCAGATCATTAGGTCTGGCGCTAAAAGCAAAAGAACAAAGTCGGTGCAGGCACTGAACACTATCGAAGGATTGAAAAGAAATGACCTGACGCCTGATAAACTTCTGGTTGGAAATGTTCCTGTAATACCTCCTGCGTTTCGTCCATTCAGTGTAGTCGGCAACACCTTTGTTCCCGGGGATGCAAACGAGTTGTACAGAGACTTGTTTCAGTATAGAGATATGCACAATGAAACCGAATCTATTTTGGGTGCTAAAGGATCAGCACAAGCAAAGCTAGATTTATATGATACTGTAAAAGCACTATATGGTTACGGAACTCCTATAGCTCCTAAAACCAAGCAAAGGGGCGTGGCCGGATTTTTAACACAAGTTACAGGCACTAACCCCAAGTATAGTTATTTTCAACGTAAACTAGTTTCCAAACCGCAGGACTCTGTAAGTCGCGGAACTATTGCTGTCGACCCTGATTTATCATTAGATGAGATTGGCGTACCTTTAACTATGGCATGGACTATGTATGCGCCATACATACAAAGACGCTTGGTGCAGAATGGTATGAGTCCGTCCTCTGCATTACAAAATATTAAAGATAGAACTGACTATGCCAGAAAAGCTTTGGACCGGGAAGTCGGAGAACGTCCAGTGATTTATTCTAGAGCACCTTCATGGCATAAGTTCAATGTGCTTGCTGGTAGACCTAAACTTATTGAAGGTAATACCATTGCAATTAATCCATTAGTTACGACAGGGTTAAACGCTGACTTCGATGGTGACGCTATGAATTTACATGTTCCTAGTCAGCCTGAAGCAGTAGATGAAGCTTGGAAAAAACTAATGCCATCTAAAATGTTATTTTCTATTAGAGATCAAGATCAGGTTGTCCCTATTCCCAAACAGGAACTTGTTCTTGGGTTGTACACAGCCAATCGACGTGAATCTAAAGCATCGCACGTATTCGATAATGAAGAAGACGCGTTGAAAGCTATTCGAACTGGCGGTATAAGTTTATCAGATGAAATTGAAATCCGCGCAAAGTAAGCATTACTTTCCTTGCCTATTTTTAAAACATCACTTATAATACTTTACTTATGTCAAACTACGACGAAAAGATTGCCCGCATATCAGAGCTTACCTCTATGTTAAAAAAAGCTTTTCAGCCGATGCCAGCTATGGCCGCGCCTGGCGGTGCTCCTCCTGCGGACCCTAACGCAGCTGCGGCTGCTGGCGCTCCTCCGATGGACCCTGCGATGATGGCCGCAGCGGGTGGTGATCCTAATGCAGCTCCTCCTGCGGGCGACCCCGCGCAGATGGAAGCTATGTTATCTGAAATGATGGCGGCTATCGAGCAAATGGCCGGGGCTATGGAACAACAAGGACAACTGGTGGGACAACTACAGCAGCAATTACAGCAAGTACAACAAGAGCATATGCAAATGGGGTCGCAGATGCAAATGATGGAAAAAGCATTAAAAGATTCTATGTCCCCCATGGAAGGTGTACCTGCAGAAGCAATGTGATTATGATTAGACTGAGAGACAAACATGGTAATGAATTCTCGGAAGACAATCTAGGATTTGTTGAAGTGTGTGATATGGATGGTAATGTTGCTTGCGCTGTGTATCCTGATAGTCATGGTTTTGTGCATGTCATCACCGCACAGTCAAAAGAAGCAGCTAGATACGAGCAAATTTTCAAAGTTAAATTTTCTAAAATAGTAAACATTTCACCGGAAATTAAAGACTAGTATGTTCAGAGCCGGAAAAACGTCTATAAGTAATGGAGCGACAAGTGTTTCGGTCGCTTTTGGTGCTACATTTTCTACAGCACCAACTACTATTCTTGGAACAGTTTCTAATACGGCGGGAGGTACTTATTTTCTATTATATCCAACTGTAATAGTCGCAGGTACTACTAGTTGTAGGTTTGAATTAAATGGTATTACGGACAGCACTAGTTACGCTATATCCTGGATAGCAACAGATGACGCAACCATTACAGGCGGTGGCGGCGCGACCGGCCCTACCGGCGCAACGGGCTCAGCAGGAGCTACCGGAGCTACCGGAGCTACCGGAGCTACTGGTGCTGCTTCCACTGTTCCTGGACCTACGGGGCCCTCTGGGAATACAGGCGCAAACGCGGTACCCGCCAAACCCATCAATAGAGTCACACCCAGTGCGTCGGTACAGGGCGCTGACTCTATTATTTTACAATCATCTTCTGGTGGTATACCTATTACTGTTCGCGTTTCTCTGGATACTTTAAAAACATTTATTAATGCGTAACCATGCCCGGACAGACTCCTTTAAGAAATACTAAATTTACAAATACGCCTGATTTTGATAATCAAAGCGTAAAAGGTGTCCTGCGCACGTTTATCTGGAATAATTATGGCGCACCTACAAAAACACTACAAACTGTAGATTTGTGGACTGTTATAGAGATGCCTGGAAATTCTGTCGTTACTATACCAGTGTCAGGTATGTCTGCCGCTATAGGTGACGAAATAATTATTATCCCCGCCGCCGGTACTGTTTCTTTTACGGTGTCTGGCGGCGCTGTGCTGTTAAGCAGTTCTTTGTATGTTTCACCGAATCTCCGCCCCGCCCGCTTGATTTATGCGGGATCTAATACTTGGATTTTAGCCGGAGCAAAAACAGCCTACTATGTTAATAGTCTGCTAGATTGTTGCGGTGATGCGGTGTTGGGTGTGTATTCATATGATTCAACAATTGACAACGCGACCGACTCTCCTGAGAATGTAACGGCCTACGCCAACGCTTTCGGAACCTCCTTATTTTCTCTTGATACGCGGAATAGGGTAATAATCGATTCCTTAGCATATCGCATTACTTCCGGTATAATAACAGAAAATGCGTGCGAATTGTTAAATTATAACACTGAATATACACTTTATGATTCTGCTGGAGACGAGGTTGCTGTATATTACTATGAGGCTATAGATATGGCAGATAGCGCGGCAATACTGGGTCAGCATTTTAAACGTCAAATACTTGGGGATGTTTACATCTGCAATAGAGATGACGCCGTCGACCCTGGAACTTTATATAGAGTTAATAATATGTATGGGCTATCTAATCCTATATGCTTTGGTGCAGGCGGTGTAGTTGTCGCCTCAGACGCATGCTAATAATTAATAAAATATAAATATACAATATCTTTACTGCTATGCCTGCCATCGTTCCTTTATCTAATATTAAATTGCAGAGTCCTTTGGACTTGAGTAACAAAGGCGTGTCTTCTGCCAATCTAGCTAAAAGATTTATATTCAAAGATCCAGGGGCGACGAGTAAAGTAATAGATGCTAGTGATGTGGGCAAGTTACTAAAATTTCCAGGTGCATGTACTATATCGCTGAGTAACAATATTTCTGATATTGTGGCCGGGGATACCTTCAGAGTAACTGCCCCCGCCAGCATGGGCGATACTGGCCCGGCCACCCGGCACGTGACTTTTTCGGATGCGACTGCAAATTCCGTAAAGCAGTATGTATACATAGGAGCAAATAATTGGATTGTTATAAACAGTAATTGAAATGCCATCTCTCGTTCCATTACATAATGCTTTATCGCAAAATAGTGTTGATTTCAACAGTCAGACACCTATAAACGACCGAGGCTTGCTTCGCTATAGCGTGCAAGATTATAATACTAATAGTCATACATTAACACCCGCTGATTTTAATTCCGTTTGTATATTCGCCGGAGATACTCAACTAGTATTGAGTAATTTTGGAGGTGTTACACCCCCTACAGGCACAGAAATTATTTTTTTATCTAGAACTGGTTACGTAAGGGTTTCTACGCTAAATGCCTCTTTGTACACTTCAAATGGTCCTTTTACCCAGGGCCCGTATTTCGCTGGTAAAATTATACACCTTAATAATAATGTGTGGGTATTTGCTGGTACTAATTGGAATCCTAATGCATTCACGGTTAATAATTGTTGCGCGGACACTACCACTATATATCAATTAAATACAAGCGCGGTATTTGAAGGCGCTATGCGCGCCTACACCACAGTAGATTTGACAGTACCATTTAATGGCACGATTGAAAGTTACAGCGATCCTGTTTACTATTGGAATATATTTAAAAACGGCTATTTAACCTCTACGACTGCGGACGACTGCGCTACGTACGACTACAGCGTCCCGTATACTTTTTACGCAGGTCCAGATCCTATATACGACGCGATATCTTTTTATTCTGTTACCGGACAAACTCCGACTGTGCGTGCTTCACTTAACGGTAATAAATTTTTTCTTTCTGATGTGGGCACACAGCACGACTGTTACTCTACCGATGCCGTTAGCCCAGGCGCACCCCTTAATTATCACGCTAACCCGGGAGACTTCCCAAACAGCCCATTAATATTTATGGATGGTTATGTAATAAATATAACATAATAGCTGTTGTGGGGTTTTATAGGTTTGCTGTTGCATAGAATTTGCTATCTGTTAGTATTGCTGTAACTTATTACATTAATTTTATGCCTATTCAAATCAATCCCGCCTCGCAACAATATACCTTATTGCGAGGCGTAACTGGAGCTGGTGTGACCAGCGATGCTGTATTCCGTGGTTGGTACACCAATCATATGATTCAAGTCAGTACGTCTGGATCGACTGCGCAAACTTTCACTTTGTATACCAGCGCAGATGGTAATATATGGACAGCAATTAGAGATCATACTGACGTAGACAGCACTGTTGTAGGTTATACCGGAGCTAATGCGTCTGGCGTTATTAATCTGATCGGTAGCTACCCGTGGTTTCAAATTTCAACTGTAGGCGCTAGTAATAATCCATTCACTGCCGTAATTTACAGCACGAACAGAACTACGACCTAATGAAGGCAATTCAGCTTTTGGTAAACAGCCAATTACCGCCAGACCTTCGTGACTATAGCAGAGAATTAGATTCTAAGTCACTTGGCTCGTTGATGGCGGAAGTTGCGCGTAAATATCCGGAACAGTATGAACGGATATCCAAAGCTATTTCTGATATCGGACGCAAAGCATCTTATTTCCAAGGCGAGTCATTAACCTTATCCGACAATCGTCCGGTTATTGATCGTGATAAATTGTTAATAGAAATGGATAATGAGATCGAAGAATCGAAAAGAACATCAACAGATAAGGATGACTTCGAAAATAAAAAGGTAAATATCTGGCATAAATACAATGACAGAATCCAAAAAGAAACAGCCACAGAAGCATTAGCTAGAAAAAACAATCTCGCTTACTCGGTTATGTCTGGTGCGCGCGGAAAACCTGCGCAGCTGAAAATGATGTTATCTACCCCCGGGCTGTATACCGATGCGCAGGATAATATTATTCCATTGTTTGTTCGTACATCGTTTGCTGAGGGACTGAGGCCTGCTGAATATCTCGCCGGTACTTATGGTGCTCGTAAAGCAGTGCTTTGTTTACATCAGGACACATTGGTAAGACTAGCGGATGGCGCATCCTTACCTATTAAAGGCATACAAGAAGGTATGTATGTTTTGGGCGCGGATAAAGAAGGAAATACATTTCCTGTTCGCGTAGTGCGCGTTTATAACCAAGGTCTTCAGCCTGTATCTCGTTATACGTTTAGGCGCGGATGTGGTGATGGCAGACATGAAGTAGTCTGTACATCTAAACATGCGTTTCTTCAAAACGATTATAAAGCATATAATCAGGCGTATAATAGATTTCTTAAAGGAAAAGCACCGAGACCGCAAGCGGAGTTAATTCATAGCAAGGCAGTGTACCCAATAGGGGAAAAAAGATCCCGCCAAGCGGCAGTATTGGCGGGAGGCATGCAATTTAACGGACGCGAGGAGCCGTACGCGCTGATGCTCGGTCTTTTAACCGGGGATGGTTGTCTCACAGATTCAAACTTAAGAATTAGACTTTCCTGCGCTGATGAAAGTATGATAAATGATTTAGCGGGCTATATGCATAGCCTGAAACTAAAAATATCAGATCGTCGTTCGGCGGATAATTTTGATTGGGAAATTGTAGCCGCTAATTACACAGCTTCTGATAACAAGAGTATTCAGAAAGGCGTTCAGGGGTTTGTTGCTGACGCACGCATGGCGCACAAGCAGATTTTAATAGATGAAGGTCTAGCGTTTCATCGTGCCGAAACTAAAAAGCTTCCTACTAATATACATGCGTGGAATAATAAGTCTGTGGCAGCTTACCTTACTGGGCTGCTGGCTACGGACGGCTCTATATATTTTGATGCAAACACTGGATATCCGCGTATATCATTTGCTATGACAGCTAAAGATGTAATCTTTGGATTACATAAATTATTACAGCATAGATTTGGCGTTTACGGTACAGAAATATCTTTCCGGGACGAGGGGGGATTTGGCGATAGTACCTCATTAAGAAAAAATCGTTTATGGGAATTTAGTGTAACAACTGACACAGGTATTAAACGGCTCCTGTCCGCGCTACCAACTATTCCCGGATGTAAGGAAGCCAAAAGACAACAAGCTTTACTAACTAAGCTTAAACAAAAAAATCCATATCCGAAGGCGCGGTTAGAATTTGTTAAAGACGAGGGCCTCGCGCATTGTTACGATATTGAAGTGGACCATCCAGATCATCTATTCGTTTTAGACTCTGGTTTGATTACTAGCAACTCGACAAAAAGAGCGACCGCTAAAGGTGGTGACCTAGCTAAGCAAATGGTGCAGTCTGCGGCTAATTTAGTGGTATCTGAAAATGACTGCGGCGCTGCTAATGGTATTGACTTGGAATCCGATGATAAAAGTTTAAGAGGTCGTGTGCTGGCTCGAGATCTTGGTAACATTACAGCTGGTACGGTGCTTGATAAAAATGCCTTAGCTTCTGTTCGGAAGCAAGGATTTGAAAAATTAATTGTGCGTAGCCCTATGACTTGTCAGGCTAAAGAAGGCGTATGTGCCCGCTGCATGGGATTAAACGCGCTTGGTAAGTTTCCAGCCAAAGGCGAGGCAGTTGGTATCACGGCAGCGCAGGCCATAGGCGAGCCTATTACGCAAGGAGCTCTAAACGTGAAGCACCAAGGCGGTGCCGCAGGTACTGATCGTCGTTACGCTGGGTTTTCCGTAATTAATCAATTCGTACAGACTCCAGATACATTTCCTGATAAGGCTGTACTGTCTAAAATAGACGGACAAGTTAATAGCGTTATAGAGGCACCGCAAGGCGGTTACTATGTGACAGTAGATAACGAACCACATTATATAGCACCTGGATACCCGGTCACAGTTAAAGTAGGTGATCGCGTTGAATCTGGCGATATGATGTCCGAAGGTCTGGCAGACCCGGGTGAAGTAGTTGAGTTGCGGGGCTTGGGCGAAGGTAGAAAATATTATGCAGATAAGCTTAAACAATTATTAGATGACTCTGGTATGGAGGCTGATAGGCGTAATACAGAGCTTATGTCGCGCGCAGCTTTGGATCACCTTCAAATTACAGATGTAAAAGAAGATGATGAATACTTACCGGATGATGTTGTCAGCTACTCGTATTTCTCGAATAGATATACACCACCTAAAGACACAACTAAATATAAATCAGATAAAGCGGTTGGTGTATACTTACAGAGTCCTGCTTTACATTATACTATTGGTACTAAGATCACTCCTAAAATTGCTAAGCATCTTCAGTCAGCGGGATTCCAGGAAGTATTTGCTAGCCCTGCTTCTCCAACATTTAAACCGCACATGGTGCGCCTGCGCGCAGCAACGCATCATGGTACAGACTGGCTAGCTTCGATGCACACTTCTTATCTGAAGAAGCAGCTAAGCGACTCTGCTCTTAGAGGTGAGGAGTCTAATGTAGAACAGAATATTCATTTTGCGCCAAGACTTGCAATTGGTACAAACTTCGGTGAAAATATAGAACAAACAGGGAAATTTTAATATGGCAGCTAAATTACAACTTATATCTGGTCCCGTATCTTCAAATATGGAAAAATCGGCTTTTATACCTAAACTTATCGGTGGTGTAGTGCGTGGTGTAGCATCTCGCATGCCTGCTCGCGGTTTCTCTGATAGACTTTATGATTTGGCGTCCAGGCGCGACTTTGTAGGTGGTTTAGCTGCTCCGGTTACAAAGCTGTTTGGAGGGCTGCAAAAAGTACACGGTAGAGCGCAGCAAGGTATCGCGGCCATGCAGCAAGGTTTGGGCGGTTCTATGGATGATCTATTAAAAAATCCATTGTATCAAAGAGGCGCTAAAAATGTTTCTGCTGGCGGCGCGACCAGACAGCAATCAGGTTTAAGGTCTGGTTTAAAAGCTCCTAATCCTTTGAGCTACCGTATTGGGCGTGGTGTAGGCGCGGCTACTATAGGCGCTCCATTATTTAATCTGCCTTTTACCGCTGCTGAATACGCAGGCGCGGCAGCAGCAGATCCCGCTTTAGCGGAAGAATATGCTAAAAATGTGGCGTATCAAAGAGTTGAAGATAGGTTAAATCAGTTTTCAGAAATACCATTCATGGATAGGATAAAGTCTATAGTTAATCCTAGTATAACTACACAAAAATTTCAAGTACCTGAAGCGGCGGACTTATATCAAAATATGGTGAGTAATAATCTTAATAACCCTGGTATCATGAAGTACCTCGCAAGTTTCAATCCCTTTTTTGGATCTCCTTCATCTGTTATAGATCAGAAGGTAAGAAGTGCAATGTTCGATGCCTTACAGCCAAAAGCAGCTTACGAGAAAAAAGCTAATGCATTATTTAAGTTACTTGGTAACGCCTGGAAATCCGGAAGGGGTGTCGCTAAAGCCACAAGCGCAAGAGGGGCTCCTAGAGGTACAATCCCTTTCCCCGGACGCGCTGCGGCTATGCCAGGGAATACACGCACTACGCCCTCTAATATATTAGAACACGCGTTACATAAAGGTGTGTATAACATCGCCAAGTCTCCGGGTTCCGCTTTACAGGGGGCTGCTTTTTTAGGTTTAACGCCAGTTGGTCTCAACATGATGTACAACTCAGGAAAACAGACCGTTTATGATTCTGCAGCTAATAACGCAGCGGGCTTAGCCGATTTACAACTTATGGAAAAGTTCAATCAACCTGGATTTATGGGCGGACTTGGTCGTACCGGTATGGCTATTGCTCCTGGTATGGGGCGAGATATGATTTTAAATCAGATTAGACAATCTATGTTTCCTGAAGTAAATCAAGCGCAGGGCTAACAAACGCTTGCTAAAAAGTTTCACGCATTTTATATTTAACAATATGTCTTTAGAATCTTACGACTGGAAAAAAGCAGCTGCGCAAGTCATGGATGACGGCTCTGTGGAGCGCGCATTCATGGATCAAGCTTACGGCTTCCTTGCAAACAAAGCAGGCAAACTCATGCAAGATCCGCATCGCCTCGGCTTTGAAGTTGTTTATAAAAATGATTCAAATACACGGATGGTGGGTATATTTGCCTTTCGTGTAAATGATCAGATTATGTACGTGCCTGTATTCTTCCTTAATGGGGATATCAAAGGCACGGACCTGCTTTACCGCCAAGAAACCAAAAGTTTTGTACCGTTAAATGATGAGTGGGTAACTTTTCTTGTTGAAAAGAATAACTATGATCCTGGCGTTCCTGTTGACCGCAAAGAGTTTACCCGGGCAAATAACCACGTTCGTCTTGAAGACATTGCGTATCCACCTAACTACAAACGCGACAAACGTGCTTCTGAACTAGACGCTGTAGGTCAAGAAGATGCAGACGTAAATAATGACGGCAAAACAGACACTACAGACGCTTATTTAAAAAAACGCCGCGAAATCGTCTCCAAGAAAGTTAAAGAAAAGAAAGCAGATAGCGATTCTATCGAAACTCTTGGAGATATCGATATGGTCTTGCAGGCGGCTTTTGATAAAAAAATTCCGGCTGAAGGTAAGATGCTCGATCCTGTGAATGCGGAGGATGCGGACATTAACAACGATAAAAAAGTTGATAAGACAGATAAGTATTTAGCTGCGCGCAGAAAGGCTGTTGCTGAAAGTATTGATAAAGGCGCTGGTTATCTTATCCGTAAGTTTATAACAGAAGACGGTGGAATTGAGGCGCTGAATAAAGTTGCCGCAATGTTTGAAGGTAGCTATGAATTTGCCGAAGCTTTAGTTTCTAGTATCGACGAGAAGGATTACCTCCCTCAGGATATGCAGGTTAAATCTGCTGCGGCTCAAGAAGATAAACCAACGCTCGTGCTGTTCACGGGTAAGCCCGGAAAAAGCGAGCACTCGTATCTTTTAAAACAAGCTGATGCTACTAAAGATCCCAATAAGAGCCCCGCTGTAAATAAATTTGCAGATAAATTCTTCTCTCAAGGTTATTACCTTTGGGATGACAGAGCAGAAAGCGACATTGTACCGGTCTATAAAGACAATGAAGAAAAATTGGATATGATCGGTAGCGCTGGTATTTACGACGTGCTGCTGCATGATGGTTCGTTTAGAAAAGCTATTGTCGCACCTAAAAGTCAAACAGACTTTAAATGCGGTAATGCGCCTTTAACTTCTGCTAGCTATGCGGGCGACTCCTGGAACATTGGTGGTGTTGTTGAAAACATACAGTATAACTCTACTTCGAGAAGTATGTATCCTGATGTTGTCATCTGCTATATGGATGGTGAAAAAGAATCAGACATGCGTCGTCAGGTGCATGGTAAATTTGTTAAAGACCAAGCGCAAATGCTTCGCGATGGTGACCTTGATACAGAAATGAAAGCAAAAGCCTCATACCGTATCTTTGATGTAGAGGCTGGGGCGTTGAGTGCTCCTTTTTATGTAGATAGCAAAAAAGAGGAGGACGGTATTACTTACTACTCTGTAGTCCCAATGCATGGTGGTGATTTATTGACTTTGACGCACAATCCTGATATGTCAGAGAATGACTTGCGTGTTGGTTTTCTTGGTAACGCTGTTGCCTTCGTGCCTGTTGGTACTGAATCGTACAAGGTCAAAACAGACACATACGACGGACGTCCATACCACCAATATAGCTTTAAGAGAATTGAAGATTCAGAAATTGGAGATGTCGCCTCGTTGGATGCCTGGGTAACTGAATACGTAAAGAAAGCATCATTGCTGTACGACGTGGATTCCGATACTTATAGCTGGAAAACAGGATACAAAGAACAAACCGACTACATGGAGAGAATCAATATGGCTGTCAAACTTGCTTCGGCGGGTTTCCATGCTGACGCTGTTGATGAGATGTTAACGGCTACGAAACAGGCAGGACATACCAATTGGTATTTCGGTGACCCGGAAATGCATAAATCTGCGTTTCCTATAATTCAGAACCGCGATGCTATTTTTCGCACTACGACTGACCAAGACTTTAAAGTTAATAAAGAATACCCTCAGTCGTTTATTCTGAGAACATCTAAAGACAGTTTACAATTGCCGCCACAGATTGTAGGTGACGCCTACGATCCGGGTATGGGTGTTAAGCCGGATGACACGGGTAACAGCAATAATAGCGGTATGTCAAAAGAGCAGCTCATGACTATGAGCCCAGAACAGATAGCGCAGTTTGCTTCCTCCAATCAACTTCCCAATGTATTTGAGCATGGACTTGTCGGTTCCTTGGTGCAGGTGTACGACTCCATGTCCATGATTGATAAATATTTGCCTGACATGGAAGAAGCGCTGGATCGTATGGGGCGTATATTGTTTCTGTTTTACTGGAAGCCACGTGATTTTGAAGATGCATACGGAGCGGATGACATGACCAACCTTGAAAATCAGATCCTGTCTAATTTCAAATCATTTGGTTCATTGACTCTGGATTTACTTCGGCGTTCTAAAAAGCGTAAGCTTGGTAATGTGTCTTTGAATTAATAATGAATTACAGCACTATCAGTACTCTTCTGGAGTACTTGCCTGAGGATGAAGATTTTGCTACCTCTAATTTTTTTGGGGGTAGCAATTCTTCTTTAACGCATGGTGTGCTAGATCAAGCGAGCGCCAGATTCATTATAGCATATAAAGATTTATCTTTGGGTTGGAAAAGCGCACAGCTTTTAGCTAATTCCGCTATTTCATTTCCATGTTTCTTAAGCGGAGATGATCTGTGGTTATTCAAAGCTTACCTTTATTGCCTAGACAGTAAGAAATTTTTTAATCGCGCCGTCGCAGAAGCCAGAGGTCTAGCGAGCAATCACATGGCACGTGATAATGAAACAATTAGAGCGCTGTTAATATCTGATGACGTAGATTACAAATACATAGCGCGCAGAACTTCGCTAAGCGAGGATACGATTAAAGCATATGAGCGCCTATTCTTTAATATTGTAGATCGCAAACAAGATCACATGTTTATTAAAAACGTAGTCTACCCGGACGGACGTATGGTTGAGATGTTCGATGATTACTTAAAGAATGAAGATCTAGGTAAAATATTGTTGCGTACGGGCTACAATAACGGCGCGGAACATGTCTTACATTTTGCCGGTTTCAAAAGCGGACTGGTGCATAGTTTGGCGAATGGAAATAACATGCCTGCGCAGCTAGAAGCATTATTCATGGCCAATGGATATTTGCTCGCACGTAATGGTTGGCTTAATCAACGAGCAAATGCTGTCGGGCTACACAACGCTAGAAACATTCTCCAGGCATCTAAACAAGGCGGCGTTGAAGAGCAGAAAGCTTCTCCTTTCGCTGGCGTGGCTGATATTCTTAGCTCGGAAATGCTTAACAATCTGCAAGTCGACGCTACAGTGAGACTACAAAAAACACAGGACTTTTATGCCGGGAAAAATATTGTAGATGTTTAATCGTCCTTGCGTCCCGCAGGGTTTAGAAGTATCCTTATTAATATCAGTTATGAATCACCAAGCCATCATTGAACAACTTAGCGTTTTGGCTCCCCAACTTAAGATAGCGGAATCTCCGGAAACCGTTTTAGTTAAGTACGCGAGTGACCGCAATTTATCTCCTGCTCAGTTAGAGAGAATAGGGCAGGTTTATAATATAGCCAAGACTTTAAATTTCATGGATAAATCCGCTAATCGCGGTGATTCTTTCCGTGTACTGAATACGGATAAAATGATGGCAGATTTTACAACCTTCAAACCCCAGCCTCAAAAAGAAGCTACTAATAATACCGACTGGAACGGCTGGTTCGACGCTCCTTTATCTAAAGCTGCTTCTAGTTCAAATCCAGATGACCTTAGCGCTTGGTTCGACATGACAGAGAAAAGTGCTAAGATCGTAGAATCGGATGGCCAGTACACCGTGTATAGCGAGGATGGTTCCAAGCGCTTATCCAAGCCAGGTACTAAAACTGAGGCGGTTAAACGCTTACGGCAAGTAGAATACTTTAAGAAACACAAACAGGCTAATACGGTGCCTAATCTTATGGCCATGGCGCGCGATGAAGAATACGCAGCAGCTGAAACAGATGCTGTCGCTGAGCTTCCTAAAACAGCCGCCGTGCAAATTAAAAAAGAGCTTCGCGAAGAATCGTTTTATAAATTCGAACTTGAAACGGCTAAACAGATAACGGATGACTCGGCGGAGGAAGCCCGTAAAATCGCCAGCGAGCTTCTGGAAATACATCGGACTAGTCCGATTCCCTTTGCTGTGATGGAGCATGATGCGTACTACTGTTCTGAAGACGAAACAGGAACAAAGACCGCTACAGAATTCATTGCTAACTTCTTCAAATCAAAAGGCTGGGATTTGGAAAGACATGACTTCTCTAAAGGAATGCCCAAGCTTGCCCGGGATCGGCATAACATTCTTCCTCTTTTTAACTCCTTACTTGAACAATTAGAGTTGCATAAATCCGCTTCTTCGTATGTGGAGGAGCTCGAAAAAAAGTCTGTAGCTACGGAGACTGAACGTCGCCGTAGAACAAGCACAGAAGAGGATATCGATTTCCCTACTTCTGGGCGTGCAGGGCGTAGAGACGCAGGCTCAGAAGATGTAGAGTTTCCGGAAGCAGAATCAGGACGCAGGCCTTCTATTATCGATTTGATTTCTGGTAGTAAGGACAAGTCGAGCGAGAATAGTAATAAGCCGAAAGACACCACCCGCGAAAACTTAACCGATGCTAAAGATATCGCGCAAGGGTTAGTTTCGATGTATCGCCCTTCTAATTATCTTAACAAACAGACACAGGATTTTGTCGGCAACCTTATAAAGGCACCTGAGTTTTCTAAGGTTAACAAAAGACAAAAAGAAGTGGACGTTGCTGCGGATGATGTGGGACGCGTCACAGAACTCCAGCGTTTGCTTTTAACGGATCCTATTATTGGCGAAGCAGACCCCGATACAGTCGTTAGTCTGTATAATACTTTAGCTAAAGCAAATCCTGAAATTGTAAAAGATAAAAATCTACTTAGATTTGCACTGAGAGAAGCATTACAGTATGATGCAGTTCCTCTGCATACATATAAAGATTTAATATCTATGGGTAAGGACCGCGCAGACATGCAGGAAACAACGCAGAAATTAGAAGATCGTAAATATACAATTTAATATGGAAATTAGATCTATTATTCGTTTAACTAATAACCTGTATCAGGCCGAGATCTCTTTAGGCGAGAACGGTCTCACTCCTGTAGAGACTGAAGCTCTTTCGCGGTTTGGGCAACCGTCTATTGAATGTGGTGCTTCATTCGGTGTAACAGGTACTACTGGAGCTACAGGCACAAACACGTATTTTACTTTACCTGTTAATGCCAGACTCTTCCCGGCGAACTTCCCTATTAAAGAAAGCTTCAGCCTGCTGGATTTTCCGGTAGGTACTACCGCCCCTCCTAATGCTGCCGTACGCGCAGATACTTGGAGAGACACAATTGTGGCTAGAATTACTACTGGTGTACAAGAAAAGAGATCTGAAGCCGCATCAGCGGACATCGGTACAACCGTACAAAATATTGACACTACTCCCGTTTAATATTATATGCAAGATATAGTAGAAAAATTAAAATCATTTGCCGGGAAGACCGGTGAAGGAATCAGTCAAGGCTTTGATGTTTTAAAAGACAAAGCATCGCAGGCTGGCGAAGGTATTGGTAAAGGGTTGGATACTTTAAAAGATACAGCGTCGGAAGCTGGAGACTACCTTCAAGCTAATCCCACTATAGCGGCCATGTTGTTGGCTGGCGGCGGATCTGGTTTACTTGGTGGTTATTTGACCTCACAACAGAAGGAAGATGAGAGTGAGAGCAAAATGTCCCGCCGTGGTAGAATTTTAAGGAACGCCCTGATGTCAGCAGCTGCTGGTGCTGGCGCTGTTGGGTTAGGAGTTGAAGGTTATAGAAGACTTGCTGAAGCGACTCCTGCGGGCAGCTTAAATCCTGTTCAAGAAAAACTTACCAGTCCAATAGCACGAGGAGCGGGCGCGGCGGGAGTTGGTGCCCTGGGTTTCTCCGCTGGGAGAAAGGCCGATCAAGCGGATTTAGCCGAACAAGCCTTTAGAAGTTTAAGCGCTAAAGACCAACGAATGGTACGTGCCAGTAAATATTCGCCGCAGGACATTATTACGCACGCAGAGCAAAATTACAACTTCAAACCTAAAGCAAATAATATTACTGATTTTGTATCTAAGTTACGCCTGGATTTAAAGGCCAATATCAACGACCCGAAACTGCAAAAAAATTTAGCCAAAGTACTTGGTAAATCTCGTGTCGCTGCGCTATTAATGAATTTGCATGCTAATCCGAAAGGTATTAACAGCGCCCAAAAGGGAGTAGACAAAGTTCTTGGAGCTTCGCGTTACGTTATAAACAAAATTCTTGGCACTTCCAGAGCAGGACAACTGGCGCGCGTTGGTGGCGCTGCCGGATTATTCTTACCTGAACTAATCGGCGGAGCTAAAGATTTGATGCTACAAAACGACTAATAGTTTTATGGATAAAATTCATTATCAAACAGACCAAGAAGATTTGCTGCGTCTTTGCGATGGGCAGATGTTTACGCTTTATGATGACAACATCAAATCAGCGGCATCTGATACATTCACTAAAGATATGCTTCGCGAGTATGCCCCTGATAAAGATCACTTCATGCTACATGTTGTAGCCATGGGTGACCAGGAGACTTATGGTCCAAATAAGAACGGAGATGGATTTCCTAAAGAAGCTTTAGAAAAATATCATCCTACATTTATCAGTGATGGGTGTTTCTTCCGGGAGCATCGGAACCGTTGCCAGCAAACCCAGGGTATTGGCTCTATTAAAGCGTCTGCGTACAATCCTAAAATGCGCCGCGTGGAATTAATTGTCCATGGCAATAAGGAGAAGGCAGCGAAGGAATATGAAATGGCTAAGTCTGGTAAGGCTTTGTCATTTAGTATGTCCTGCTTTCCTGCCGGAACTTTAGTGCGCTTAGCAGACGGTACAGAAAAACCTATTGAATTAATTAATGTAGGAGAAAAAGTAATTACACACAAAGGTAATATCGGTTATGTGGCGCATACTATGAGTAGATCCTACACAGGTTCTGCTACGCAACTTAGGGCCTACGGCTTGCCCGAAGCTATAGTATGTACGCCAGACCATGGTGTCTGGGCTCGCCCCACCATAAGAAGTAATACCGAATGCCCGGTGTGCGGTAGTAAATTTAAAAGTCTTAAAGCGCATTTACGCCAGAAGAAGGATGGCAAGCATGCTAAGGCTTATGCTGACTATTCTAGATATGCAGAGGGCTTTATTGGTGCTCACTTACTTATGCCGGGTGACTTTGTGCGCACAGCATTTTTAAAACGCGCTATTACGTATACTCCTGCAGCGCATCTACCTAGACTTCTTGGCCTATATTTAGCCGAAGGTTCCTTATCTGTAATAAAAAGTAATTATAAAAATTTGGATGGTGCAGTTAGTGCCTACTTTGATTACAGAACAGAGCTTACTTTTAATATAAATGAAACTAACTTAGTAGAGGAAACGAAGTATTTAATCGAATGCTTTACTGGTAAAAGACCATCTTCTTTTGATTACGAGGATGAACACAGAACGGTTGTACGCGCGCACTCTAAAGATTTGCATGACTGGTTGTTAACCAACGGCGGTAAGTACGGCAATTCTAAGCGTATATCTGAAGAAGTGATGGGTTGGGATACGCCTTATCTGAAACAAGTTTTAGAAGCCTGGATGGAAGGTGATGGTACTTGGAATAAAGCTAACGAAGTCTTGGCAGGTACTACAGTATCACGTAACTTAATGTGGCAAATTACCGAGATAGCCGCCAGATTAAATCTGATAGCTAATGTTAGTTCGTACACTTCTAAAAATACAAGTAAACAAACAGCTTACACGATTGCTTTCAATAGTAGTGCTACTGCTTCGTTAAATATTTCTAAAGTTCCTAGCTCCTGGAAACCATATACGGGCACGCATAGAGCAGTAGGTCATTTAAAGAATCAAACACAAGGTCAATTAACTGCACAACCTGTAATCACAAGTCGCCCGCAGTGCTTTGTCGAGAATGGATTTATTTACAGAAAGCTGCGCGCAGTAAAAAGTATTTTTATAAACGAACTTGTATATGACCTGACTATTCCTGGCGATCACGGTTTTCAGGTTCATGGTTACGGCGTAAGTAACTGCAGAGTTCCTTACGATATTTGTAACTGCTGCGAAAAGAAAGCCTCTTCCCCGTCTAATTACTGCGATCATTTAAAGCATAACATGCTGCAGTATCTGCCTGAGTTTAAGAAGTACGCATTCGCTATTAATGATAAACCTAAATTCTTTGATATTTCTGCTGTAGAGAAACCAGCGGATAGAATTGCGCATTATCTGGATTACGCATTTCCTGCTGGCGAAAAAGCTGCATCGTTTAATGGTATAATAACAGGCACGCAGTGGGCTTCATTTGAAGGAGTTAAACTTCCCGGTAATGAACCTGCCTGGGACTCGGAACAATATGCTTTACTTGAAAAGTTAGCAGCTGCTGAAGAATATGTGCAGCACACACTAACTACGAAGTCGGCAGCTAAAGATCAAAAAACAGCTTTTGTTCGTGACGTAATCCCTAATGCTTTTAATGAAGAATTAGAAGAAAAAGATATTGAGAAGCTTAGAACATTACAAGTTGGCACTATGTGTCGGGAACTTGCGAAGCGTGCGAGTATCTTGCCTTTCTATTCTTTCATTTCTTACGCGACCGGTAGGTCGTTACAGGAAACTAAAGATGATCCAATTACAAAGCGTGCCTGCAGTATGCTTCCAGACATTTTCAAAAAGCTTATGACGTCCAACTGCGGCTGTGAGTTAGGTAACATGTTTGATAGCAGTTCCGACTATTCATGTGGCGCGGACTCTGCCAATGACGATGAAGTTCAGAAACTAATGGATATGGCAGAACAAAAGTTTTCCATTAAGACTGAGCCTGTTAAAAATCGTGTCATGACGATTATGATTATTAAAGGTGCTAGTGAAAAAATTCCACAAACACCGCGCATTGAACTTACAGAAAGTTTTGAAAAACGTGCATTAGCACTTGCTGAAACTTACGGATTGTATAAACTTAGTGCCTTACAAGACATAATGAATTTTCATGGTGACGAAATCGACGAACCACAGTATTTGTTGGTAGTAGGACAAAACATTTAAATACGATTGACAGATAACAAAAACCGCTGATATTTAAACCAGTTACACTTTTTCAAATGGACACGACAAAACCACTCCAGTTCGCCAGCGTACTCGACCGCATCAAGTCTTTTCAACAAAGTAAGCTTGCTGCTGACACTTCTTCTGTGAAAGATCCCGCAGATAAAGGTACTGTTGGAATCCCTACGGATCCAGAAAATACCCCCGCAAAAGAAAACATGCCTGCTGACCAGGACAACATGTCTTCGAATGAAGGTACAAAACTGGAAGACAAACAGCTTCAGCCTGTTTCCACTGGTAAAAATGTTCCTTCGGCTTCCAATGGTAATGCCAAGGAACATGTTTCTTCTTCCACTGATTCTCTTAGCAAAATCGCTAAGCGCGTCGCCTCCGTTACTAGCAAGCTGAAAAGCGCTGGTATGCTGGACGTTAAAGACGAAGATGAGTCTAAGGCCGATAAACCTAAAATGGATAAAATTGAAGGCGAACCTGAGTCATCTGAAAATACTGATAAAGGAAATAAAACCAAACCCCCTTTTGGTAAAACTAAAGGCAAGGACGAGAAGACCGAAAAAGAAGCAGCTAATGACACCCTTGCTTCCGATCTTTCTCCTGAAGCACTTATGAAACTGGCTTCAACAATTATCGCCACTGAAGGCGGACTTGCTGCTGTCGAACCTGTGCTTATGAAAGCTGCTGGAATTGAAGCCGCCAGACAAATCATGACACAAGCTGTAGATTCATATAGCCATTTTGCAAACCAGCAAGCTGCTTATCAAGAGTACGCGAAACAAGCTTCCGAAGAGCAAGCGTATAATGATTTAGCCTTTGAAGAATTCTTCAAATCTGCCTCAGATCAAGATCAACAGCATATCGTGAAATTTGCACAAGTACATGGTGAGGCGCTTAGTAATATCGAAAACGATATGCTTAAGCAAGCTTACATGCAGGGCGCTGAAGACGCTGCTGCCATGGAAGATGCTGGTGGCGAACTTCCCGGAGCAGAAGGTCCTGCGACTATTGAACAAATCGCTCAACTGTTGGAAACCATGATAGCCTCTGGTGAAATCGACGAAGAAACCGCTATGGGTATTCTGCAGGAGCTGGCAGCTGGCTCTGAAGGCGAAGCTATGGAAGGCGAAGCTATGGAAGATCCTGAAGCCCCGATGGAAAGCGAAGAGTTCAAGCAAGCTTCAGAGCTGTGCGCGGAGCTGATTTCAAAAGTATATAAATAATATAATGCAGCCTGAATCCAACATCGTTTCGAAAGTAGATTCCGAAATCCTAAACATTTGTTTAGAAGCTTTGGAAGAAGTAAAAGCTGCCTACGTTGAAGCGCAACAACACCATGAGCGTGTTATTGAGTTGGAGAAGGTTGCTACTGAAACGCGAGTCACGAAGATTGATGCGGCTCTGGTCGACCAGACTATCCGCAATCTTGTGGCCAGTTCATTTTTAGAGGCTGATCATTCGGAAAAGCTTGCGTCGGAAATTAAGAAAGATCCCGCAGTGGCTTTACGTTTAGTTCAGCGTTTCATAGAAATTTCTACTCCACCCTTCTCTGAAGGTCAGGGAGTTCAGAAAACCGCATCTGAAGATACTAATCTTGGTGATCCTGATGGATGGTCAAGAATTTTATCTAAAGGAGCATAACCCACAAACCTATAAACACACAAGGAGATACCAACAATGCCTAGATCAGGTCTTGTCAATACTCGGGTCAAACCGAGAGTTACTGTTCTTCGTGGCTTCGATCCGAATGCCCCGATGACTTTAACGCAATCGCTCCCCGCCTTCACCGGCGTGTCGTCTAGCACGGGCATCAGCTCAGGCCAACTCATCTCATCAGCGTGGGATTCTGCAAAGAATCAACACTGTTGGGTGCTCGGCATGACTGGCTCTGTTAACACACCGTTCATCGCGCTGCAAGACATTGCAGATCAAGATGTTTCCGAAGCAGGCAGACTCACCGGGCTCTCATGCGCCGGTCAGTTCGAAATCCAGACAGCCTTCTACACAGCAGGCGCAACCGCAGCTTTCGTTGGTGCCCTAGTGGTCCCGTCTGCGACTACCGGCTCTATCGCGCCTTCTTCGGCCACTGGCCAACTCATCCTCGGCTCTATATCCAGAGCTCCTAACGGGGAAGGTATGACACCAAGCACTCGTGGTTTTGGTGTCGGTTCTCAGTTTGCTCCTATCACTATCTCTCCGTCTTACACGGGCGGTACTGCTGGTGGAACTGGCGCTGGCGCAATATTCTACCCTGGCATTGACTCTAGCTCAGTCCCACCTGCTATCGTTATTACCTTCACTACAGGTTACAACGGTACGAAGACTGTGGCTTAACACTAACCAATAAAGGAACAATAATATGTCTCAAGAAGCCAATTTAGAATCAACCGAAGTTCTGAGCAAGAAGCTCCTCGACGCGATCTCTCGCGCTGATGACGGCCTGCTTAAGAATGCATCGGATGCCGGTACTCAAATGATTCGCCGCAGGTTGCGTGAAAACGGGTTCTCCCGTTTGATCCTGCCTTATAAGCAAGTCTCGGACGCTGATCTCAACTACCTCCCTGACACCGAATTACCGGTGATAGTGGAAGAAATGGAGCCAGAATCCCCCGGTGCCAAAGCCATTCCGTTCAATGACACAGCCGATACTGCGTTCTATCGCGGTGACAAGTTTGTCGTGTATTTTTGCAAAATCACGACTCCCGAGTTCACCAAGAACGTTGACGAGTTGCGTACTTACAAAAACGACCTGCGTCAAGTGATCACCGACAACGCTCTGAAGGATATTCAGACCGAAGAAGATGGTCGCTTCATTAAGGAAGTGGACCGTATTTGCGCTGCTGCCGAAGCTGGTGTCGATCAGGACTACACGATTAATACACTAATCACGCGCGATTCATACGCGGAAGCTCTCAGCTTCCTGGAAGATCGTAACCTTAACAACGGTGTGTTCCTCATGAACCGCCGCACTGCTAAGGACATCCTCCGCTTGAATCGTACAGAAATAGGTGGTGATCTCGCAGAAACTCTGTTCAAGTCTGGTCTTAGCGGTCTTCAGTCCGCAGAGATCATGGGCGTTCGTCATATCTTCACCATGAAGCGCGATCTCGTCGCTGATGGTGTTGTTTATCAGTTCGCTGAACCGAATTTCCTGGGTCGCGCTTATGTCCTTCAGGACGTCACCATGTATGTTGAGAAGAAGAAGGATATCCTTCGCTTCTCAGCACAAGAAAAGATCGGTATCACGTTTGCTAACGTGGCTGGTCTTAACAAGGTGACCTTCTCGGGCGTGCGTATTAGCGCAGTTTAATTGCGGTTAGATTGACTGCACAGGGCCGTAGGATTTTACTCCTACGGCCCTTTTACTTTACTAATGACATAAGTTAAGTTACAGTATAAATTACTAATATGAGTAAACATCTCGTCGCACATCCGGAGTTCATTAAAGCGTTTGTAAAAGAATGTTTTGCCAACGGCTTTAATGAAAAACAAGCCTCCGAGCTTTTAGACACTTACGCGAAAGCTGAATTTTATACTACTGACAATTCTTTTAGAGAAGGAGTAGATACATTTTTTAAAGAGGCTTATCCTTTAAAACTTCTTGCGGCTCCTGCAGCTGGCGTGTTGGCCGGTGCACTAGCACCTGAAGGCGTGTTGCCTGAAAATTTTCAAGGCGGTGCTATTTCCGGTGCGGCGTTGGGTGGCTTGCTTGGTGCAATAGGTACTAGAGGGCGTGGGCTGGGTGCTTCTCTGGGTAGAATCGGCAAAGCTGTTTCGGGCGGTGGTGTTGGGCGTACAGCGCTTGGCGAGGCCGGGCGTCTAGTTACTAATAAGTCCATACTTAAAGGTATGGGACGCGGTGCTTTAGGTGGTCTAGCCGCAGCAGGCACCACAAAAGCTATAGACTCCGCAAGAAAACCCAGTATTGATCCGAACACAGGCGCGCCCTGGTATCTCAGAAGTGGAGCAGGCGCGGCAGGAGCATCAACCGCTACTCCTGAGATAGCTAATCCTTTTGATTTGCCTCCTGAAATAATGGCGCGTATGCAAGGATCCACAACAAACACAGCAGGCGCTGCAGCTGCAGGAGGTCCTATTGCAAGTCTTTCAGTGAATAAAAATCAACTGTTGCAGTTAGAAAATCAAATTTCATCATTACAAAATTCATTACCTTCAGGATCTACACCTACATCTTATGCACAAAGACAAGCGCTGCAAAGCCAGCTCGACAATTTGAAAATGCAGAGAAACCTGTTAGCTGGAAATATTGGGAAATTAGAAGCGCAAATAAGCACTGATAAGTCGAATATGTTTAACACCGCTTCGCGCGCACAGCAGCTAGCGACACAAGGACTTACATCTTCTCGCAACGAATTTGATATGTTGCGGAAAAGGCAGGAAATTGGTGCACAGGGAGGCATTCTTGGAGCCTTGATGAACGCGTATAACCGAGTATCTGGTGCGTATAACCGAGTATCTGGTGCGGATCAGCGCGTAGCCGAATTAGATCCAATTTATGCTGGGTATGAAAACGAATTAGAGCAAGCTAGAAGACTACAAGAATTAGCCCGATAATAATACTATGGCATGTATCACATCAGAAGATGTCAGAATGTATATCTTTGATAGAAGTATCGAAGATAACGATTTACTGTTAGACTTGAATTTTAGTGAGGAGGAGATTGCCAATTGCATGGTCCGCGCTGCCCGGGAATATGCGAGTATTCCTCCATACACTAGTACTGTTTCACCTGCATGTTTACCCGCAGATACGAATATGTTTCTAGACGCTACCGTTGCTCAGCTATATATGAGCGAAATGAATAAATTGATGCGTAATGACATCGATTATACATCTGGTAATGTTACTACAAATTTAGTGGCCAAGCGGATTAAACATTTATCTGATTTAGTTAGGTTCTATCAGGAAAGGTTTAAAACCGCAGCTAAAGATTGGAAAATCAGTGAAAACGTCAGCGCGGGTTTCTTTCATTATTAATGCAAAATCCCTTTTTAAATGTTCATGTTCAGCCTTCTTATGCCAGAGATCAGGCTGTAATAACCTGGATTATCCGTCCTGGATACGCCGGAGCGGAGTATTACGTTTTTAAGTCATACAACAAAGGTGTAGCGCCTTGGACACTTGTTAATGATCTGCCTGTATACACTAATATGTTACAGGATCAAAATCTTTTTGTGGATGGCGATCCTTATTACAGAGTGCTGATGGTTTGGAATGGGAACGAGTTCGATAGTCCTATTGTCGGTACATTTGATAAGTTGTCTAAAGCGCAATATGGCGGTGTAAGCCGCATGATGCAGCTGGAGTATTTACGCATGAGTACAGGTAATGGTATTCAAGTGTTACATTACGTTCCTTTAATAGATGGCGAATACGTAGAGGGTGTAGATCCAGAAACACAACAAATGTATAGCTTGCCCTGTCAAGATGACTTTACAGAAAATCTAGGCGAGCGATTTAAAGGTGGTTTTTCTAGCGCCGTATATACATGGATTGAAATTTCCAAATTTGGCGACGATCTAAGAACAGATGGCGATCAGGGATTGGGTATCGATAATAAACTTGTTCACGCAGGGCGACTTTTGGCATTCCCGCGTCCCAAGCCAAATCATTTGATTATTCATCCGCCTACCGATAATAGATACGTGGTAACAGAAAAAGTTCAGGGTAATTTTTTTAGAGGTGTATTTCCTATATCTTATGATGTAGGTTTGCAGTTAATTAGAAAATCGGATCCACGCTATAAAGTTCCAGTGCCCGCGCCGCTTCCACATCCTTTATGGGCTAAATATGAATAAAGAAGATTACGTTCAGCTATTCAATTGCATGAGCGAACCTTTGAACGGTTCGAACTTACGCACAATATTTTTATTAATGACTAGAGCTCATTATTCTGATTCAAAGAATTTCGGGTACCTAGAAGAACAATTGAAATGCGTGGTTTGGGATCCTGACCATTCCAAATCCCCATTAGAAATTGATCCAACTTATCAATACGACATAAATAGAGACAATCGTAAACCGGGTATTTATGTCGGTGTTGATCAACCTAGCCAGTTTAGCAAAATAGATTTAAATTCCAGACAAGGTAATCTCGAAGATAACAGCGGGTTCTTCTCTGGCCAACTGTTAAAGACCGCCATTAGCTTTATCCACGTATTCGAAAGCCCGGACCAGGCGTTATTGGCCGCTGATTGCACAACTTCATTTTTTGTTGGTATAAAAGAAGCATTACGGTCTAAATTAAATCTTAGCTCTTTTGAGCCTATTTCTATTTCGGCACCTGCGGCAATAGAAAAAGCACCAGAAAGATTTTTTAGAGTTGACTCTACATTTGGTATAGCGTTTAATTATAGCGTGTTAGTGAATATAGAAAGCCACAGACTTAAAAAATTCGCTATTGAATTCACGCCACAAGCGAGTTAAACTTGCACTGAACATTTTTTCACTTAAAGTATAGCAACTGCACACCTCAGAAGAATATGCCTATTCCTAATTACGTCCGCCCGCAACTCACTATTGAGCAAATTCTGCAGCGCACCCCAGATGCCACGACGGATCGTATTTCCGCTCTTGTTATTGGGCGCGAGTATTTAATCAATCGTGTAGGCGTTACATCAAATGTTTATAGCGTTGATTTCAGCGCCACTGGTTACTCTGGCACTGGTGCAACCGCCGGTATTCCATTCAGAACTTATAACAGTGCTTCTAACAGCTATGTGCCTTTAGATACTGTATACAGTGTCACGGCGGGGAACACGGACCTTTACATTCAAAATGGCGAAGGTATTCACCTTAACTTGGGTCAAACTGCCATGGCTGGCGGTGCGACAGCCGCAGGTGCGTGGAGAGTGAAAAGCGAACAAGAAGCAAACGTTCTTGTGGTCTATTCAGCTACAGGTCCTAATAAGCTAGTATCGTCTTCAACGGCTGAGCTTTACACGGCATTGAATGGTCGTTCTGTAACGCCTGGTGATGTTTTCTATGTTACATCAGCTACAGGTACAACTCCTAGCCGCCGCACCGTGACTGCTGTTACTTCTAATGAAATTACTCTTAGCGGTCCTGCTGTAGGTGCCACTGCTGCCACGCCAATAACTACAACATTAAGCGCTACAGCTTCTGGCGCGGTGGCATTAACATTAAGTTCTACCGCTGGTTTAGCTATAGGACAGCCTGTTATCAGTCTTTCTGGTGCTACAGCTTATGTTACACCAGGCGCTTATATTTCCGCAGTAGGCGGGACTGGTGTGACTTTGACCGCAGGTGCGACTGCTAATAACGGCGCTACCATCAGCTTTGCTAGGTTAATTAACGCATTGCAGTCTACAATCATAGTTAGTGAAAACTTACCTACCAGCCAGTTCACGGTAGACGTCACAAACAGACAAGTGCGCACTGTCGCCAGCCCTGTTGCTGACATCGCTGAATTCAATTCGGGGAGCACAGGCCGCGCGCTCAAGGACGGAAGAGGCCAGCTTATTGTTTCTTACAGAGCGCAACGCGCAACAACAGCTACAGAATCGCTTATCGAGATTGCCACTGTTTCTGATATCACAGACAAGCTTGGTACTATCGATATGGAGAATGAAATTGCCTTCGGTGCTAATGAAGCTTTCTCAGGTTCTCAAGGTAAGACGATATACGCGCTTCGTGTAGCAGATGACACTACTACAGCTTACTCTGACGCACTCAAGAAAATCGAGGCCACTGACACGGTGTACGCTTTAACGCCTATGACTGATAAGCAGAGTGTGCAGCAATTAGTTGCTACGCACTGCGAGTCGATGTCGCAGAAAGATGTGAAAAACTTCCGCAGATGCTACGTAGGCACCAATTCTCCCGGTTCTTATTCGGCTCTAGCTAGACATAATGGCGAGGAAATTCAAGTTTCCATTACTGTTTCCAATGCTGGTTATGTACTGGACGTGGTTACAGCCGGTGTAAACCTTGAAACATTTGGTATTACACAAGGTGATATTGTTAAGATGATTGACTCTAACGGTAACTATACCGGCGCAGAGTACACAGTCTTACAAGTCACCGATGCTAACACTGCGTATCTTAGTACCGGGCCTGTGGCTAGCCAAACTCAAGTTTTTGCTGAGTTCTGGAAAGCTGATACTCCTGAAAGCCAAGCGGCCTATATCGCTGATGTTTCAGCGGCATTAGGAAGCCGTCGCGCAATTAATATTTGGGTCGAGAACGGTACGCGTATCATTGATGGGGTACGCACTGTAATCCCGAACAAGTATGTTGCCGCTGAAGTCGCTGGCCTTCGTTCGGCAGTGATTCCTTGGCAGGGTCTGACTCTCACAGAGATCAACTCTATCACGGACGCTCCTGCGATGTATACGCGCTATTCGAGAACGCTGCTTAATACGGTAGCTGCTGCGGGTACATTTATCATTACGCAGGAAGCTGAAAGCGGTGGTGTATTCATCAGACATCAGCTTACTACGCAGTCTAATGAAGGCAGTCTCGCTTATGAAGATAGCGTCGGTGTTTCCCTGGATGCAATTTCTTTCCAGATCAAAGATGCATTGAATATTTTCGTAGGCCGCAAAAACGTTACACGGCAGACGCTGGATGAAATATATGACACTGTTTGGACTATCCTTAATGATGCAACTACGTCATCGGCGGTTGCTGACTATGGTCCTCAGCTTAATGGCTTCACTAACAAAGCAGGCGAAAGAAATAAATTGGATGTCGCAGCGCACCCGACTCTTAAAGATAGAGTTCAGGTATACGCCAGACTCCTCATGCCTCTTCCGTTGAATACTTTGGAAGTTATATTAGACGCCACTGTTGACTTCGCACTTTAATTCTTAACTTAATATACACATATGGCCCAAGACTTTTTCGGTTATAACAGAACAGTAGGTTCAAGCAAACAGCTGTCCAGCTCTGAATTTGCTGCGCTTACCGTTGGTTCTCGTGTGATGCTCTGTCAGAGCGTTAACGCGACCTATCAACAAGAGATCAAACCAATTTATGAAGTAGGTAATCCCGCCATCTACTTTGTACCCGGGCATGCATCGGGTAACGTTACCTTCTCGCGGCTAGCTGGAGAAGGTGGGTTCTTTGCGCAACTTAGAGGTAACAACTGCGGACAAATCAATCCGGTTAGTATTAACTCGTCAGGGAGTGCTTGTTTCGCACAAAGTGGCAATCTTAATTTTGCTGGTGCTGTAATTCGTAGTGTTTCTTTGACTATGAACACTGGCGCAATTGAAATCACAGAACAAGCTGAATTAGTTGTTGCCTCTATGAGCTAATACTCACGGTAGTTCTTGACATATACAATTTAAAACCTTAAATAGCGGTTATCGAAAGGTAACCGCTATTTTATATTATGCCTGCTTGGAATTTACATAACAACGCTGCTGCCCAGATGGGAGATTTAATGTCTGCCGGTGCAGGACAGGCAGGATCGACACGCGTAGAAGCTGGGCGCGTCTACACTGGGCGCATAACAAAAACGCACCACGGCGATGGTTTGTATTCCGTGGATTTAGATGGTCTTAACACGACAATCATTTGTAACTGGGCCGCAGGTATATTCTCTCCTATCCTGGGCATTAGAACAAAATATTATCCGACTCTAGATACTAAAGTTGCGGTGCTTATTAACGGGCTAAATACGGGCTGGATCATCACTACCGCGCCTAGTGAGTCATACGACTTTGCAGCGGGCGGGGTTAATACTATGGTCGGTATGCAACTGGATGAAGAAAAGCTAGAGCCTTTTGAGTCTGAGCTTGAGGGTATGGGTTTAACTGTAACCAACCCTAATGACCTACTAGAAGGTGAATTCGCTATAGCTAATAATTTTGGCGTAGCGATTCAATTCCTTACTACCATGATAAAAATGCAAGCATCGGAACGCGCCAAGGTAGAGGCGCTTTTAATGGATGATATGGTGCGAATTGTGAGTGAAACATTCAAGCACTACAGTTCTTTTGGTGACTTCCAAATTTATAATGACGGAAGACTGAATGTTCGCTTCGATGGTACTAGTTATGAATTTGAATCATTTGGGAAAGAAACTAATACAGATCCGCTTGTTCAGTTGGATAATAAACAGGTAGATTTCCAGAAAACATTTACGGAGACAGGTAGATGGAGATTCAGCGAATACATAGGCTTTTTGGGAGACTTTATTCACACGTTCGTAACAGAACCTAATGAAGCGCTCGCTGCCATCGCTGAAAACGCCATACGCCCCGGGAAGGCCAGGATGCAGATGCACAGCGATGGGTCCATCTTGATGCAGAGTGTGGCGGACATCTCCATTGAGCGTGTGTGTCGCGTGGTCGCTCCCACAGAGATTAAAAGACAGGATGATCCTGAAGGTAATAAGAAAGATCAATTTGATAACCTGAATAAACAGTATTTGAAGATCTGGAATTATGGGCAAGATATGAGGCAAGCGCATTACGCATCATATCAGTTACGACAATACGCCCGCTGGTTATCATGTTTCCATTCCTTTGCCCGGTTCCATCAATTAGACAAAGACTGGAAAATTCCTAAAGAAACAGAGTTTGAACATTCTTGGACTAATCAAGAAGAAGATGTAGAGCAGGCCAATGCGGGACAGGATACTTTTTATGATGTGTACGCCACGTTTAGAATAATGCGTGATGGATCCATATTAATTATGGATGGTTTTAATTCTGCCATTTCTATGGTCCGGGGTAATATTCAAATGTCTGCAGTTAGACATATTGAATTAGATGCTGCAGGTGATATTAGAATTAACGCGGGACAGAACATATATATTAAAGCCCGACGGAATATTGAAATATCTGCTATTGTCGGCGGGCTTACACTTAAATCGCGCGCCTGGTGGAAAGCACTGTGCGAATGGGGAACTGTGTGGATAAAATCAGATGCAATTGATCCATCATCTGGCGAAGAACCACCAGACCCTGAAAATGAAGAACAAGATCCTAAACCAGAAGTTCATGGCGCTGCTATATTTCTAGATGCGGCCAAAGGGCAAGCGTTAATTCAAAGCGAGCGTAGAGCTACTATATCTGTCATTGGCAATCCTGAAGACAACGAATCACTTGAAGACACAACAGCTTCTGTCGTAATGCAAAGTAAAAATCAGGATGTACGCGCCATAGGTGCGAGACATGTTATCCTTAAATCTGAAGGGCGCAGCAAAGGCAATATTATTTTGGATGCTGCTAACACAGTTATCACTACTGCTTCAAGCTTCTTGATAAAAGTAAAAAGAATTTTCGACATCAACGAAAAGTTTACTTTGCGTAAAGATAATATAGTTAATGTGGAAGAAATGCGCGCTAAAAGGACGCATGTGCAGACAACCATATCAGGCCCTGAAAACCTGGGCGTAGATCATGTGAAAGACAATATTCCGCATCACGGCCACGGCCACCATATGCTAAAATTTAAAGAACAATCTACGCCTATTAAATTTCCTACAGAAGAAGAAATTAAAGATTTAAATGAATATGTTTCAGAAGAAGTACAAGATGTAAGACCTCATGAAGCTGCAGGCGACCCAGAAGACGGACCGGATTGGGAGTATACACCAGAAGATAAAAAATTTGATAATCAAGGTTATAAAAGAGAACCTAAAGAAGACGAAACATTTCAACCTATGGCGCAACAACGGTTGGATGATACTGATGACGAATTAATTGATACAAGTTCCTATGAAGAATGGAACTGGGATCAAGACAACAAACTTAAATCGGGTAGAAGAACTACATCTTCTAGCCTCCCCTTTCCAGGCGCTGGCGCGCAGGAAAAGAAATTTGAAGATGGCGAATCCTTGAGTAAACCGTTAAATGAGGATTATTCTGCGCAGTCGCCAGACAACGCCCAAGACCCAACGAACCAACCTATAAAACGTAAGTTTATCAAATACAGTTAATACTATGAATCAAATCAATTCAAATGATGTAAAAGAGTTTCTGGCACAGCAAGAGCAGATTTCTGAAACCGCAGAGGTTACAACAGAATCTCAAATGCCGGGGCATTCGGTTATAAATCTCGATGACGCACGCAAACAGGCGGAGGAAGAAACATCCGCAATTAAAGAACTACAAGATAAAGTGGAAAAAGACCGCAATAAATTATTTGAGCCTGATACCTCCAGTCTCGCGCACTTATCTTCGTGGGTGTTCGATCAAGGTAATTTAAAAGTTGAAGTCGACGCCTACGACAAGGCACTTTATCTTAAATCTCTTTTTAACGACGTTCCATTAGAGCTTAATATTAAGTTAGAGATGGGTATCGACGTCGCAGTACGCGCGACAACCAATTATGATCTTGATATAGTTTTCAAAGTAATGGAGAAATATAGCGAAGAAAGCAAAGTTCCCGGCCCGGCACAGTACGCTAGCTTGGTTCAGAAATGCGCAGCAGCCCTGCAGATTACCAAATTCGGTGATACGTTATTGAATCCTCCCACATTCGCGCCTGGAAAAGGCAGCGTTGATTCTGCCGCAGTAGAATTAAAAAGTAGAGTGGACAATTTGATTGGTACCTGGGCGTGGCCAAAATGGAATGCCGCATTAACCGCGCTTAGAATTTTCGAAACTAAACTATCACTTTGTAACGAGAATGCCAGACAAGCAAATTTTTGGCAGACCGCAGATGCCAATTAATGCTGGTAGCCTACCTGCGGGGGCTGTTAAAACCTGATTACCCACAAGGTATTCGGTCCATCATTAGAGAAAATTTTATCCTTCAAGCTCTATCGCGAGAGCTTGATGCGGATGAATTACTGGCACGCGTGCAGCACGAGGGAACTTTTACTTCGCTATTAACGCATGACAATGCGAACAAGCTATTGAAACAACAGGATAAAATGTTATCTTTAGCTTTTGATAACTTAAGGCATAAGACAGAACGCCTCGGTAATAAATTAGTCAATATGCACGCAATAGACAAACTTATAGCTACTTACGCAGCCCTTAAGAAACAAGGTATTGTTGGCGAGAAATTAGATAATAGTCAAAATGTCGATTAACCAAAACTTCTTCGCTAGCTCTAGTGGTATCGGGCCGCAAACAGGAGGATTCAATCCTACACCTGCCGACGCTATATCGTCTTTGTTGAGACAGAATGCTAGCTCAGGATTGCTGGAATACGCTTTATATAGCGACCCTCGCGTGCGTGCGTTATCAGGGTTATTAGCGACTGGTGTAGCGGGCGATGCAGCCCAAGCGTCAAAACTAATTCACAATTCGTCACAAGGTCAATTGCTAAAAGATATATCGGCGTTAGCCGTGGGCGCTGGCCTCGTTCCCGGAGGTAGTCCGGTGCAACTGGCCTCTAACGTACAACAAATGGTTGCCACGCAAGGTTTTACTGTGGGTGGTAATATGGGCCGGGGTGGTCCTGTTTTTGGTGGTGGTGTGGTTACGGACGCGATGTCCCGTAGTGTTTTCGACACTGTTAAAAATAACTTTTTCGATCAAGTCACAGGGCTGCCTAAAAAAGCAGCACACGGCCTGAACATGAGCCAGATGGGAGAAGCTATGGGGCAACTTACTTCTAGAGGCGCATTCCGGGGAATGGAAATTGGAGATATTAATCTAAACGAAAAGGGCGTTTATGAGTTTAAACAAAATGAACAAAAAATGGAAAAGGTTAATAAAATCTTTTCTGATTACGCAGGGATGTTGAAAGATGCGCGGCAGATATTTGGTGATTTACCAATCGCTGATTTGACACAAAATGCCGAGCGGCTCGTTGGGACTTCGTTGCGAGAAATGGGTAGTGTTAGCGCAATGCGTAATCGTATGGCAAACATTACAGCTACGTCAGCTGCTTTTGGTTTAAATCCTGCAGCTGTGGCTGAGAACATGATGCAGATGACCGATGGTATTCAACAAGGAATGTATAACAAAGCTATGAGGGATCCTAGGGTGGCTAACGAACCTGCTTTAGAAGCGCTGACACCTACAGCTTTTGGGCGTATGGCTTCCAATATTTCAGAGTCTGCCGTATTAGGAGGCATGTTGGTGGGGCACAGCTCGACAGCGGCATCCAATGCTTACGCCGAGCAAGGTAAATACATGCCTACCATGGACGCATCTGCCGCTTCTAGAATGAAGGCGCAAGCTATGATGGAGATTGCCAGCGAACGTGACACGCCTGTTACGGGTAACGTGTTAGCGGCACGGACTATGCTCGATAGGGGTATGATTAGTGATCCTAATATTGCAGCACAAGTGGATGATTTGATCACGCAAATGGGGAAGACAGGCGATGTAAATCAACAAGCTATACTCAATCAACAACTAGCGAGTCTTGTTAATTCGAGTGGCGCAGACATAGAAGGTTTTAAACATGCCTATTCTCGGACCGAAATGGCAAATATGCTATCCGCAGAGGGCACCAATAAAATGTCGCAATTTTATGACGACACATATACTAATCGTTACCCTATGGAAGGGACTAAGAGCCTGCACATGGCTAAACAGGATTTTGGTTTATTTGGAATCGGTGATGCGGAATCTACAGGTTATAAAAATAAAGAAGCGTTTGTCGATATGTTCGGAGCTGTAGACAAGCAAGCGCAAGACGCGCTTATGACGGCTGTAGGTGCGAATGGAGAAATAGATGAAAAAGCTCTAGACAAAGCCTATGCCGATACACCCGGGCTATCTAAAGTATTTTCAAAAGAGAAATTTAAACAGACTATAAATCAGTTCGCCAAAGATCCAAATAGAGCGCAAGGTAATTTGAAGGATCAACTCACAGGTATATTCGATGCAGCCAGAGCTAATCCTAGGTTTGGGGTTGCTGGTTCAGATAGAGAAAAATTGTTGGCCGACGAGCGTGGCGTGCAATCTTATTTAGCGTCAGCATCTTTAGGAGAGCCGCTAACATCGGAAGATTTAGGCACTGAATTAATGCGTGGATTTTTTGGATCTGGTAAAATTGATAATAACGTTGTTTTAGAAAGTCTTAAAAATAAAGGAATGGCTAGTAGCTTCGCTATTAAGGCAGACAAGACAGGCCTCAATTTAGATGCAGCGGGTGTAGATAGTTTAGCTTCTACACTTGGTGAAAATCAGATGGCTGCTTTGGCGCGTAGTTTAAATTTAGATATTAACGATAAAGAGGGACTGGCTAAAGCACTGTCCACACCAGAAGGTTTTAAAGCATTACAAAGCAACCTCGGCGGTGCCTTGATGGGTGTTAATAAAGACGGCACACTGTCTATAGCTTCAGCTTCCGCAGCAGAAAAAGAAACTAAAGAATTAGAAACACAGTCAATGGTGACCGCTGCGCAGCGGTTACTGGGTGAAGGCGTAAAGGTTGGTGGTGACTTAAATACCGTTGAAGGGCGTGAGCAATATAACAAAGATGTAGTCAGCGAGCTCACCAAAGATACTGGTGGTTTTTTCTCTGGTGAAAGTAATAAACTCAGCGAATTCGCAAGCAAGTTTAAAGAAGAGGGTTATGGTGGGCAAGAATTTGAAGCGCTCAGATTGATGTCTGAAAGTAATCCTAATATAAGAAAAGCGATTCGTGATTCGGCTAACGATGCCCGCGCGAAGGGCGGTGAAGATAATATTCAAAAATATAATGAACTTATGTCACTGGACAGACAACTACAGTCATCCGGCGCTGACGGCGGAAAATATCTAGGCGTGCTTGAACTCATGGCTGAAGGTATAGCGCAAATCAAATTATTTGGTGGATAAAAATATGGCTATCTTAACTCCTTGTCGTGGTAACGTATATAAAGTAAATCCAGTTGAAGGCTCTGGGGATTCAGGCTTTTATAAAGTCGATGGACTTGAAGCTAAAAAAGGACCTGGTGATGCCTTGCTGATTATGAGCGTCAGTCCGCAGAAAAGCGATGTGGTGGCTCCTGTCATAACCCTTGAGAACACCAGAATTCTATATTCGTTCGGAGCCAACTTCGGGAATATAACTATATCTGGTCTGCTTCTTCTAGGAAAATCAGGGCAACCCGGGCAGTGCTTGAAAACACTGACAGATTTCTTTGAAAGTAAAAGAGTATCTAAATCATCCAGCTCTATAAATGTATCGGGGCCTAGTTCCGGCTGGAAAGTATTCTTAACCGGATTAAGTGTTGGCGAAGCCGATAGTGTAAATAACACGCAATCATTTGCGCTAACCGGTATTATTGCCGAACCTAAATAAGATATGCGTAACGCTGTATTACATTTAATTACAAACCAATCGGGATTTGCGAGTTCTGAAGTATTTCCTATTAATAGCTTCTATGTCCCACACACACCCAACGCGGCAGAAGAATTCATTAGATCTAGACTACTGATCAACGAATCGAATTACCATTTGACTAATAGCATGCTAGCCGTATACGCTTTTCCGGAGATACTGGCTGATTTCAGAGAAAGCTCTATAACTTTCAGTTTTAAAGAACTACAAAGAAATACAGTGACTATTTCTGGCGCGTCATACGCCAACACACCAACTGAAAATTTTAACATTTTAAATGTCCCTAATACTTATCCTTCTAGTAATTATTTTAATTGGACTGTTAAATACCAGGATTATGAAAACCTAGTTTTCGTAGGCTGTGATTCTGCCTATACCATTCCTTATACATTAACAGAAACAATGCAAGGCGCTACGGCCTACAGAATTATTTCAGCAGCATGGCCTGCGGTGGCAGGTATAAGGGGTGGGTTCGCATTAGATGCTACAACAGATTGGAGCACTGGTAATTCGTTTTCTTTAAATGTATACCCTGCTATATTTCCTTATGAGGCGGCTATTAATTACATAAATAATTTTGCTGAAACTTCTACTTTATTGAATAATACAGGATTGGCTCGTAATTATTATAATGCGCAATCTTATATTGAAAAGTATGCCACGCTGATGTTAGCACTAGCCGATGCAGATAAAAATAATCCTAAAACCGCAAGTGATTGTAAATAAACATGGCCGCTGCAAATACAGTCGAAGTAAGAAAGCCCAAAGTTACAGTTCCCGGAGAGTCAACGGATTCTATACAGTATCAGGCTAGCATGCCTTTGAGCGAGGGAGCGCCTAGTATTCGCTATTCTTCCCACGGCGCTGGAAGCGATAGTGTGGAAAATCCTACAGCAAGTGAATTGATTCAAAAGGTAGCGCAAGCGCAAAACGCTATGTTTGAAGAGCCCACTAAGAACACGATTACCATGGAAGACGGTTCTGGAAACAGCGCGACTTTTAATGGTTATGACACGGGACCGCATCATGATATAATGTTTGGCGGTGTAAACAATGGTAAAAATTTAGTGCACCGCTGCTCTCGTTTAGCCTATATCAACACTTCTATTTATAGACCCGCCAGAGAGGCTGTAGTAGGTGAAGTAATTGAAAAGGCAGCTAGTGCCGCCAATCCATGTGCGGCATTAAAACTTATATTGGAAGAAATAATAGCGCAGTTTCTTCAGTCACGCCAAGAACCAGAAGGCACAACGGATTTTGAAGTGAGAAACAAAATTCATGAAGCCAACAAAAAGATTATAGATGAGGAGTGGTATCCTATACTAGATGCCAGTACAGAATCTGGAATAAACGATTTTTCCGCAGTCGCCTCTAAGACGTCTATACAACTAACCATGTATAACAGCATTAGAAGTGTTTATTTAAGCGGGTCGAACGACTTCTCTGTTATCATCGCTCAGTTTGAAACCATGTTTCAAATGTGCTTTGTGCCGGGGCACATGGGACAGGATCCGGGAAAATTCATCCCTATGAGCGCTAAGCTATCAAATCCGGAAGACAGAGAGGTTAATATAGTAAGCCTCTCTATGAACCCCGGTCCGCGTAAATTTTTATCTCCAACCGCTGTTGCTGTACGTGGTGCGCCTAACGCACAGCCGCCTGTGGCGGGGCAGGTCACTAGACCCGCAGGTTACGACATGATTACTTGGCCTGAAAGTTTGCCAGCATCAGGTCAAACTGTTGTAATTCAAATGCCGTCATGGCTACCGCAAGAATTATATCCCTTACAAATTCCTAAAACAGGTAATAATTTAGACTTTGATTCTAATTACCAATCAGTCCAATCTGCACAACAAGAGTCTGCTGATGCCGCAACACTAGTGGCAAACATTTGCAAAGACATAGCGCGCTTAACTTATAATGATATTTCTTTGGCATCTGCATCTGCTAGTATAAATTGTCCTTTTGATGTCAGCTGGGAAATAGGTAAAAGATATTCTGTTAAGCAGCCCAGTACAGGATCTGGAGGAGGCTCGGTTTTATTCTCTGGGTTCTTGCGAACAGTGACTCATCGCGTAAGTTCTAGTCCCGCAAGAGCTGAAGCGATTACGCAGTTGATTTTTTCGCACGTAGAGGCTAATGGATTCACTTTACCTAACAAATAATGGACAGAGATCAACAACGGAAAAACAAGCGCAACACTGTTTCAGGGTTTTCGTGTACTTCTGGCGCTGAATTAACACCGCTTAAAAGTCCTACGGGTAGACCTGGGGTTGCTTGCGATCCGACGCCAGCAGCGCCACTTCCCCTTAGTCCTTCGACGCCAGCGCCCTGTCCTCCTCTTCTTCCAGTCCCGCTAAATCTACCTCCAGGGCTTATAATCAATAATGACCCTGCTGTTGCTTTTTGTCCTTCAACTGGCGGCTATAGTGTGACGGGTACTACTGCTACATCTGTAGCCGCAGGAACACAGCAACAAGTTGTTATTTTTACGGCGTTAGAAAATATTACCGAAAACCAACTGAATTATTTGTTTGAAGTGATGCCTAGCTCTAGCGCTGCTATTGTTGCGGCAGCTTTGAGTGGTGCGACGAGTACTGTTATAAACTTAACGCATTTAAACTACGCGCAGTCTGAAGAGTTAATAATTACTATTCAAGATGCAAAATTTACAGTTAACACGCTTGCAGTAGAACAGGCTAGAAATTTGCTAATTTGCCAGGTAGAAAATGATTTACAGTTCGCGACGTGTCCTACGTCTGCTTACTTTGGGCCGTCTGCCGCTGTACCTGCTGGTTTACTTTATACGCCCACTGCCACTGCGGCGACTGGATCTGTTTTAGTAAATTTCGCACTAACTCCCACTTCCGGAAACCAGACTGCTTTTACGTTAATTAATATTCCCAGCTTAACTGCTGCGGCAGCCCAAGCCAATAGTCTTGCGTTCTCGCAGGCCGACAGTTTGTTACGCTGCGTATTCGGGAACGCGGCAACAGCTGCTGCGTGTTGCGCCACAGGATCTCCTGGTAACAATCTAGGGTTCACTTATTGCGTGCCTACAACTGGGCCTACTATCGAGGGTTCGGCTACAGCTGTTGGTTATTTTTCTGTATCTGCTAATACTGTTTTTTCTGCAGTGTCGGCAACAGAAGCGAATAGCGTTGCTAGAGAATTGTCGCGCGAATCTTTAAACTGTTATTTCCCCAGTACAGGAGTTACAGCGACTTGCGTAGGCCTAGGTTTAACTGCCCCGTTCGCGCCGGATGCAACTACCGCAGCCTATCTACCGCCTGGATCAGTTATTTTATACGACACTGATGCGAGTGTGACTGCGGCTAATGCGCAAGCCTCGGCTATAGCTTTTGCTTCTTTGAATTGTTTCTGGAGCAACGCAGAAATAACAGCATTTTGCCCACCGTCCGGGACTTTCACAGCTATCAATAATTCAGTTTATAATTTAGCCGCTAGCGCTTCGGCTTCTCTGAATTATTCAAGTACGATTTTAGCGAACACAGTAATTTCTTACACCAGTTATGCTGATGCAAACACGCAAGCATTAGGATTGGCTTCCGCTAATGTGTCTTGTATTTATTGTAACGCTGTAGTAGCGCCTACGTGTATCGGAGGCATCAACGGGACTATAGGCGCAACAGCTAATTTAATTTGTAGCGTATTGGCGAATGTGGCGCAAAACACGGCTATATCCGTGGGTAATATATTAGTCAGCTCATCAGAAGGCGGAATAAACTGTTGCTACGGAAGTGATGCGGTAAATAATACAATCAATTGCGGCGGCGAAGCCTATCGAAACGCTGGTAGTAATTTTACCAGCGTAGATAGTTTCTTCTTACCTGCCAATATAATTACAGTATGTGAAGATACTCCCGCGCCCCCACCACCTCCAGTATTATTTAGTTATGAGAGATTATTCGCGACTAACGTTGCGCAAGTCGGTTGCTGCTCGGATATATTACTATGCGGCGGGCTAACAGGATCAGTAACTGCGTTGCCGCCTCTTTGGTCCTACACTTCTAATTTATTTGACGCGTATCCATATGGTGCAACTTTTTATACTAATAGTTCCGGAGAGACGCCTTACGCGTTTCCTGCCGGATTTGGTTATGTAGTCTCCCGCGACGTTACGCCTAGAGCGTATAGAACTGTTACCGGGGGTACTGGCTACACTAATAGTCTAACCAGTTGTATTAGCTGTAGCCTCGACACTACTGCCTATACTTTAAAAGGATCGACTGCTGTAAATTACTCATCAACAGCCGCCGCCATGGTTGACATGTTCTGCGGCGGTCCCACTGCGCAGAATGTAACGTTGTACACAAGCACAGATAATATTTTATCTTCTACGTCTACATGGTACACAGATGTCTGCGGATTATCCGCGTTTACCCCGGTCACAGTCGCGTCTCCTACTGGACGTTATTTTATAGGTTATAGAGCTGGTTCTACCGGGTATTTACTGGCTTTTGCAAGTACCGGAAGTAATGCAGCCAATGTAGTGGCGTCTTATAACACAACAAGTTGCCCTGTGTCTGTGTATCCCTACGCTGTATATTTGGGTAGTATATGCGCGACAGGCGTAGGAGCTACAACCCTATATGGCTCGCTTCCAGCGCCTCAATTATTTACATCGCCCACAGGCAGTTCAGCTACTTTTTATACAAGTCAATTTAATGACGCAGCTATTTATTCAGTTGGCGCTACAAGCTACATTAACTATCTAGCGGCGGACGCGACAGTTTATTCGCGGTCTATATATGGTAACACCGCAGCCCCGCCGTTCACTTGCACTACTGTATATAAAACAACGGTGCAGTGGTCCAATGTATCAGCAGCTGAGGTTTGTGATTATCCAAATTTCTACAGCCCTACTGCTGATGGTATATTTAACACCAATATAAGAACACTTTGGTGTGATGTGGAAAACCCTTTCGTTAGCAGCGCAACAGCTAAATTTTTTACGAGTCCGGTTGGTATTTCTGGCTCCGAATTTAAACCCGGCGTGTCCGGTCCTGTATACCTATCCAAATTTACTCCAGGCGATAAATACAGATCATCTTACCGCCAATACTCCTGGAGTAACGTAAATTCGACATTAAAAAGTTACACGGCTGCGTTCAAAGAAAGTCCATTTATTCAGACGCAAGGTTTTACCGGAACGAATATATGGTTACATAGCGCGACTGCGGACCTTATGGGTGTATCTAATGTGGGTTCTCGACCAAGAACAAAAGAGTTTCTGAATATGCCAGCAAGTAATACGTGCGCGCAATCTCCGGTCTATTCAGATATTAAATTTGCCTTAACCACGCCAGCTGCGCTATTTGCTACATACAAACGACTTCCGTTTCCTCCAGCCGTAGCGCAAGGTCTCTATAGCAATAACTTATTGTTTGACGGCATAGGTTATCAACTTTCTTCTAGTGTTAATGGTACTACGGGCGCTAACACTATAACTCTAAACGACTTAACTAAAGTTGGCGCTGGCTTCGCTGGAGCGATCATTTCTACAAATGCGACAGGCATTAGTGATATAGGCATACGCCCGTATCCTACGTATATCGCCGGAATTAATGAAACGTCTGGTGTGGTAACGTTAGGTGGTTATTATAATAGTGTAAATGCTGGCTTTACGGGACGTCCAGTGCATGTGACGGGTTTTAAAATTGACGCGACCGGTTGGACAGGCGGCGGAGGGAGTCCTAATTTTCAGTGTAGTGGGCCTCATTGTAATAAATTAGAAGTAGGTCATTCTTTATTTTCGTACAAAATAGTAAGCCCAGGCGGTGGTTTTATATCTAGTGGTTTCGTGACACGCGTAATTGGTTCAACGGTTTATTATTCTTCTTCTCCAGGTTTCGATAATTTCCTTGCTACGTTTGACGGTACAGGCGCGTCTGATGGTTCAGGCCATGTGTATGTGCAAGGACGCCAATTCGCTAGATTTTGGTTGGGTGATAATAAACAAAATCCAGTACTCAGTAATCTTTATTCGAATAATCACAATTATATTTGGAAACAAGGCAATCCGGCAACAGCATACACTACTGCTAAAAATTTAGTACTGGGTAATACAGCAGGGTCTACTGCGGAATTTATAGTTGCCGGTGTCAACTATGCTGGCTTATTAGATTACGTTCCGCGCCCTTACAGCTATACAGGTCCTGTAGAATGGAATGCGGGAATGAACGCGTATTTAGAGCCTACTTGGACTTACAGCTGTACTGGAGCTGTATCAAGCGGCCTGATTCCTCGATTTAATCGCGCCATCGGCTATATTAATTCTTGTTGTGATTTAATTACAGCTGCGAATACGGCGGAGTACGGTAATACCGCAGTATCTGCCTGTAAATATTATGAAACGTATCTACCCTATGCGCTGTATGGTGAGGTTCCTGCGCCAGCATACCATGGGTTTTTACAGTATTTGCCTTTTAATAATACTTATTACTACAACGCAACGACCACACCTGTAAATGGTGACTATGTAGTAGATAAAAATACAAGTGATCCCGGCAACGGACGATTTGAAAATACTATGTTTGCAGCGGGGCAGGTAGAGCTTAGCTACCCGTGTAGCGCTAATCAGCTATGGAACGAGCAGCCAAATACTATCTGGATGCGTAAATACATAGGTTACTTTAACGATGATCCGATATACCCAGAATACCCAACGGATGCCACGTACCCTGGTGGGTGGTTATTAAATGATGCTTCTTATTGGTCCGGTCCGGGAAAATCCAACACGGGCGCAGGTGCCTCTGGCGGCTATGTGTTTAAAGAATACGAACCAGCTACTGGCGCTGAGACGGGATGTAACTGCGGTAATTTCATACACGAAGAGTACAGCCCTACTTCTGGCGTGCGATACAGTATTTGGCCTTCTATAAATGCCGGGTGGAATAGTTGTTACGCGGGTTCTCTTTATATGCCGGAAATGATTAGCGTTACCGCTGCGAATCAACCCGTTTTAGATTTCAATGAATGCGCGACGGCGTGCAACCCTATCTATACGTGCGCAGGTCCAAGTGATTGTGATATAGGCGCACCAGGTGCTTTTGCTGCCCCGCTTATAGATACAGAAGTTATAGCCTTTAACTCCAGTAGCTACGGCATACCCACGTTATTTGATTTTTCCGAAAACCCTATTGTTGGAGGTACCGCTGAAACCTTAAAAGCCGAAGCGACGGAAATCGCACAGAATCTTGTTAATAGCTTTGTATCTTGTTACTATTTTAATGACTTTCAATTAGGAGAGACCTGCGCAGCCGAAACAGAAATTTTATTTAGGCTAGGCTCGGTCGCTGCGGGCGAAGTGATCAGTCAAATATCCAAAGCTGACGCAAATGTAAGAGCTAAAGATATTGCTAATTCCAGAACGATCTGCGTGGACGAAAACATTATACCGAATCCGGGTGGGGGCTGTTCGGGTACTTCTATTACTAATGCTGTCTTAGCAGACGAGTTTTTTACAATAGACTTGAAGTTTGAGCAAGACTTATGCGCATTCGCTACTACCCTCGAAATCGACCAAAGACTGACAATGCAGACCGTCACGCTAGTAGCTATGACTGTTTGCGCGTCTAATGGTGAAAATAAAACTATTTATGTGCCAGATTTCGGCAGCGGCGGTAGTAAAAATATGGTTTTGAAACTGTAACATTATTTTTAAATATATAAAATTATGAGTAAAATTGAGATATACGTGTTAGGCTCGTTATGTGTAAGTAGTATGATGTTGTGGTGGTTTACTACCAACTTACCTATTCATGTTGTGCAAATTCTGCACTGGCTTGGTTTAAAGAAGAATGACAAGGCGTTCTGGGAATCAGACACGCCTATTCATTTGTGGACACAGATGGATTTTAATAACTGGAAAATGCGGAGCATTCCCGCGTGGCTGGATGAGCTCACCGCCTGCCCGGGATGTTTGAGTATGCATTTAAGTTTTTGGACATCTTTACTATTGACGGTTCTGACTTGGACAGGTTATGATTCTTTGCTTCTTTTTTTACTTGCATGGTTGGGTTGGCCGTATATAGCTAACC